GTTATTGATAAATATTTAGTCATTACAATAAATTCTTTTTTTTATCGTTATTGATAAATATTTAGTCATTACAATAAATCACAATAGAAAACCTCATAGATTTATCTACAAGATTTATTTTCTATTTTCCACATTTTAATTATATCAGAAAAGTATACTCTCATTCACTATCATTTCCTATCATCTTTTAAAATTTCTTCAATTTTTTTCAACGCCTCCGTTCTTTTTCTATACACCTGCTGTATACTATACTTCATTTCAACGGCAATTTTCTCCCAAGACAAAAATGATAAATATCGATTTTCTAGAAGTGTACGATACTCAGAATTCTCAACTTTTTTTATTATTGTCATTATCTCTTTTTTTAAATCTACAAGTACATCAATATCACTATTAATTTCTTCTTGTAGTGTTATAATTTTTAAAATCGTATCCTCCATTTTTGATGTTCCATTATTTTTATTACCTGGCATATCAGTTAAGGTTGCAGTACATTTTGTAGCCAACGCACTCAATGACTCTATTTGACTAAGCTTTGAATTAATCTGCGTATCTAAATGTCTAGCTTGATTTAGATATTCTTCCGTTCTCATACTTTATCCTCCTATTCTTGCTTTTACTGCTTTCATCAATGCTTCTTGGGTTTTATCTTTTCTTTTTAAACTTTTTATAATATCTTCGTCAATAGTATTTTTTGTAATTAAATGATGAATCACTACCGTGTCTTTTTGTCCCTGCCTATAAAGTCTAGCATTAGTTTGTTGATATAATTCAAGAGACCATGTAAGACTAAACCATACTAGTGTTGATCCTCCACTTTGTAAATTCAATCCGTGTCCTGCACTTGCTGGATGTATTAATGCAAGGTCAATCATTCCTTTGTTCCATTGTTTTATATCATCTGCAGTTTTAATCTCTCTTACTTTAAATCGTTTTTCAATTCTTTCTTTATCTGCCTTAAACCAGTAAGCAACAAGTACAGGTTTCCCATTTGCACTCTCAATTATTTCTTCAAGTTTATCTAACTTTTTATTATGAACTTCATAGAATTTTTTATCTTCATCATAGATTGAACCGTTAGCTAGTTGAATAAGTTTATTTGAAAGGCTTGCTGCATTTATAGCATCTATTTCTTTTTCTTGAATAGTCATCACCATTTCCTTTTTAAACTTTTTGTATTTAATCTGATCTTCTTCATCAAGATTTATTTCAAGTTCATTTAGTATCAACTCTGGCATTTTCAAATACTCTGTAGATTTCATTGAAATTGTCATATCTGCGAGCCTACGATATATTCTTTCCTCAGCGTTTGGCTGTGGTTTATAAGAAAATATTATAGCGCCATTCCTTTTATCTGGTAGAAAGAACTCGTTCCTATAATGCGTTATATAGCGACCAAGCCTTTCTCCTAAATCTAGGACTCTAAACTCTGCCCATAAATCCATTAATCCATTACTACTTGGTGTCCCAGTAAGACCTACCACTCTTTCAAAGTAAGGTCTTATTTTTAATAAACTTTTAAATCGTTTTGAAGTATGTGATTTAAATGAACTTAGTTCATCAATAATTAGCATATTAAAGTTAAAGTCTATTCCACTTTTAGTTACTAACCAATCTACATTTTCACGGTTAATGATATAAATGTCTGAGTTTTGTTTCAAAGCTTTTAGTCTTTCTTTTTCATCTCCAACAGCAATTGAATATCTTAAGAAGTTAAGATGATCCCATTTTTCTATTTCTTCTTTCCACGTTGATTGTGCTACTCTTAACGGGGCTATAATTAGTACTTTACTAATTTCAAAACTATCATACATGAGTTCATTTATAGCTGTAAGTGTTGTTATAGTTTTACCTAAACCACAGTCAAGGAACAAAGCAGCTACCTTATGTGCTAAAATAAAATCTTTGGCATAATTTTGATAATTATGTGCTACATATCTCATCTAAGATTTCTCCTATCTTCTCTTTTTCATCAAGTGTGTATACTTTAAATCCTAACCTCCTTAATTGTTTCATTCTTAATTCTTGAAGTGGTCTTGGTTTCTTACCTTTTTGCTTAACCTCAACAAAACCAACAGTACCATTCTTCATCAATATTATTCTGTCTGGAATTCCTATCATACTTTGACTATTAAATTTCAAACACAAACCATCTCTTCTATTAACTTCTTTTACTAAATGTTGTTCTATTAGGCTTTCTAGCATATTCTCCTCCAAAAGTGTAAGACCATGAACCCCATTTACCTATATTATATATATATTATTTTTTTATTATTATAGAAAGGTTATATATATGACTATCATAAGTCGTCATAATGTTGATATAATAAGGTTTTAATAAATTCCATGACAGTCTTCTTCTTAACTTTTTTATTTTTGTAAATTACACTCACTTTATAAAAAGTATTGAAATTGACCGTCATAAACTTACACTACTCTAAAAAATCAGATTTTAATTTTAATCCATAAATAAAAGATCCTTTTGTCATTTTTCTTTTTCTAAATCCTTCACTCAAAAGTGCATTATAAAAGTCTGTAGTACTTCTCGTAAAAGCTCCAGTTCTCATGCAAAAAGCTCGGTACTCGGAGTAAAGCAGCCCACTTTTTTCAGTATAACTGATATCAATTTCACAGCATTCTTCTAAAAATTCTCCTAGCCAGTTATTATCCTCTTTGTATTTTTTAATAGCATCTTTTACTACTTTTGGTTTTTCTAGCTTAAAGTTAGCTGCGATTACTTCTTTCGATCCAGTGAGTATCCACTCTAAAATTGCACCTCCAGCATGTTCATAAAGGTAATCAGCATAGTTTTTGATGTCACCTTTACCTTTAATCTGTGCGTTAAAAGGAATTACAATAAGTCTTCTCCACGTTCCATTATCTATCGCACCTACTTTTGGCAAGTGATTAGTATAAAGGACAAGAGTATGTGAAGGAACATAACTAAATGGTGATTTGAATTTTTTTTCAGCAAAAATTTCATCTGTCGAGCAAAGTTGTTTTACATTTGATGTATTCATTCTCATTCCCTCTTCAAGTTCAGCTGCAATAAGAAGTCGTTTCCCTTTTGCCTCTGCTAGTTCAGGCTTTACATTTCTTCTACATCCCACAGTTAGCATGTCTGCAGATATATTCCCACTATAACTACCAAGAACCCTCGCTACTACATTCCAAAATGTACTTTTACCATTACTTCCCTCACCATAAGCAATAATCAACGCTTCGACATAAACCTTTCCAACAACAGCTAAACCTACTATTTTTTGAACATATTTTATGAGTTCCTCATCTCCCATGAAGAATGTCCTTAGTGCCTCTTCCCATAATTTTTCACCTTTATTTGATGGATCAATACTTGTTTGTTTGCTTATGAAGTCATTGTAGTCATGCTCTTTTGAAAGACCCGTTTTTAGATTATAAGTTTTACTTGGTGTATTTAATAAAAACTCATCCCTATCAAGCGAAGTAGGTTCTATTTGAATTAAAGGACGCACTTCTTTTAATGTAGACCCTATATTTTTACTATCACGTCTTTTAATAGCATACTTCTCATAAGCTAAAGCTTGTTCATACTTTTCTACTATTCTTCTTTGACTATCATCTAAGTTTTCCTTAACTTTCTTCATACCTAAACTTGTTATCATCGGCATAACTCCTGCACCAGTTAATTGTTTTAGACATAAATTTATTTCATCATGTGCTTCTTTTAATTGAAGTTCAGTTAGTTCATGTGCTACAGCTTGTGCATTCGGTACAGACTCCTCCCAGTAACTTCCGTTATAAACTAAATAATCGGTTGCTGGAGAGTATTTTATTCTGTCTTGAAACTCTCTAGAAAGAACTATAGCTTGACCTACATCTGAATAATCTGTAGGTTTAAATTTAAATTCCTGATTATAATCTTCAGGCTTTATATACCCTTCTTGACTAGCAATTTTCTTTCCGAACTTAGTTGCACTATACCAGATGGAGTTAAGTTCGCTATCATCTAAAGGCGGTGTACATTTAGATGCTTGTTCTAAATACATCAAATAACTTTCTTCAGTTGCTCCGTATCGTTTTATAATCTTTCCAGCCAAATGACTCATAGTAGAATTACGACTACCTTGTTCGATTACTGGTGTATAATCCTTTAATTCCAAAAGTGTAAAAGCATCTGCAACTCCAAGTATTTCATCTAGATTCTTTTCACCATCAAACCAAATAACTTCATCAGTAATATTTCCGAAAATAAATCTTGAACAATCCAATGCATTTTTATCAAAAAAGTTATATTTCTCATACACTTGTTTCTTAAAAATTTCACATTCATCTGATGTCAAAAATAACCTGTGTGGGATATAAACATGATGTCTAGGTCGAGCTACTTTCCCATTCTTTTCTTTATTATTATTTCGACTAGGAACTACAATATGACTCGCTCCTTCAAGCAAATACTCATAATCCTCTGGATAAATCCAATCATTTGGATTATCACTATGTTCATTATCACAATCAAAAACATCACAATCACACTCTAAGAAATTATCTTTATTTCGATAATTATTTTTAAAATTAGCGCATACGTGATCAAAACATACTGCCTCTTTTAATTGTTCCATATTTTCTATTAAACACTTAATATCATAAATGCAATTCTTAGCGTTATCTTGAAAGTTTGATCTATGAATAGTTAACTTCATATTACTTTACCTCCGTAAAATACTTTATAGTTTTTTGATGTTTTTTAGCTACGTCAATTTCTACTTTCATACCTTCTGTGATATTGTCACCTAAAACCCAAATTTCACTGCATTTTCCAAGTAGAATGATATCCGCAAACATAGCATTTTTCCTATCTACTTCATTTGAGTCATCCATAAATGGAAATAACACATGCGGTATTATTGGAATATTACCTTCCATATAAGCTAGTCTTCCTAGCTTTATAGCCCTTTTAGTGTTAGCTTCTATATCTCCTCTGTATGGAGCGCAAATATAGACCAAAGGTTTGTAAGCATCTTTCTTTTCTAATTTGATTTTCCTTTGACTCTTACTCATTGATTTTTTCCTCCCATTTTTGTTTGTACCACTCTAAATGTCGCTTCCTATCTTCATAGTTAGGAAAAGCGACCAAAAGTCCGATATCTACCTTTTGTAATTTTTCAATCAAGTTAATTTGAACCTCTGTTAAATAAGGACGAATACTAGTCCCTTTTTCAAGATTATTCTCTAAACGGAATTGTTTAGCAGACTTTCCTAAAACAATACGATTAATCATGTCGCACTCATTACTAAAATGATATGGTTTTGGCTTTTCATGAAGTAATTTGATATTTTCAGTTAATAATGGAAACTCAGTTCTTGCTTTTACTAAAGACTTAATAAGTTCTTCCATTTCATTAAAACGTCTAATATATAATTCTTTAAATCTTAATGCTTTTTTACCTGTGTATCCCATTACCAAGATAGTAAAACCGTCACGTGTTAAATAATAACAAGGTCGTTTTTTATTTTGCTTATCTTTATAAGACCCCAGCGCAAAATTGCGCTCAGCAAATTCTTTACTCAACCCAGAATTGGGAGCTGCTATATTTCGAATATCTCTTAAAACTTCTTTATGATTTTTCTCGAAAAACTCTGCCACATACAAGCTGTCAACTCTTGCAATATCCTTTTTATCTGCGAATAATCCATATTCATTTTTTGGTATTAGTTCCTTCATATTGAACTACCTCCTGTAATTATATTTAATGAGGAATATTGCTATCCCTCTATATCACAGGCAATAAAAAAGAGTGAGAATTTAACCTCTCACTCAAAATTTTAATCTTTCATATAAAACTCACACGTATATCCATCTGCAGTAAGTATCAATCCCTTTGCCCAATAAGGGACTCGACTCATAATTCCACAAATATCTTCTAGCTTTGTATTCTCTGGCGCCTCTATAATTATTTCATCATGAACATGGGCTACAATATTATAATCGCTTAAATTTTGTAAAGAAAACAATAATATATCTCTTGAAATAGCCTGCACTATATTCTCTACAAACTTAGGTCCGTAACTTTCTATTCTCTCCCATTTTTTAGCTACACCTACACCTTCATAAGTAACTGATTCACCTCCAAATTTATTAATTTCAATTTTTGGTTTAACATATGTTAGTTTTCTTCCACTTGGTAGTGTTATTCTAAGTAATCCACTCCTACATTCAAACTCTATTCCATGCGTTCTAGTCAAACCTTTCATAACTATCGCATCTTTTATAGCTTTATCTACCGCCCACCAAAGTTCTACTATATTCTGATTTGCTTCTCGCCATGATAAAACAAGTGGCTTTAATTCATCTTCTTTAAGTCCCATGTCAAGAGCACCCATTGCAGTTAGTGCTCCTACTGATCCGCCGTAACCACACGCTAACTCTGCTATCTTCCCTTTTTGTCTTAAGTCACCATTTATACCATGTTTAACAACAGGAACACCAAACATCTGTGAAGCTGACATACAATAAATATCTCCACCTTTTTTAAACAGTTCCTCTCGCCAAGTTTCTCCCGCAAGCCATGCAATTACTCTTGCTTCTATTGATGAGAAATCAGCTACATAAAACTTCATATTTTCTTTTGGAACAAAAGCTGTTCTTATAAGTTGTGAAAGAATATCTGGTACATTATCATATAATAATTCAAGAATATCTCCATCTCTATTTTTTATTATTGATCTAACCTCAAAAAGTTCTTTCATAGTATTCCTTGGTAAATTTTGTAATTGCACATTACGCCCAGAAAATCTCCCGGTTCTATTAGCACCTAAAAATTGAAACATTCCTCTACATCTATCATCCTCACAAGCTACATCTTTCATAGCTTGATATTTCTTTATAGATGATTTTGATAACTGCATTCTCAAAGCCAAAGCTTTTGATACTTCTCCTTTGGTAATCTTAACAAGTTCTTTAACTGACTTTTTATCTAAACTTTCAGTTTCAACACCTTGTTCACTCAACCAGCCTTTTAGCTGAACTACTGAGTTTGGATTTTCTAACTCAGTCAAAATTTGTAATTCACTCATTAACTTTGTTCTTACTTTGTCATCTAAAGCTATCACTCTCTCTACAAAATCTAAGTCTACTTTAATTCCTCTATCATTAATTTCTTGGTCTAAATTATACTCTTCCCATATAAAATCGGGTACTGGAAACTTCATAAGTTTACATTGTATTTCTTTTTCTGTATCAACATCACGAATATTATAGGTTTTAAAAGCCTCCCATTTTATTTTATCGTGATATGAAAAGTTTCTATTTCTATATCCATTTGATTTCGTTGGTGTACAAGGTACACAAAAATATTTTATCAGATCCTTACCTTCGATTAATTTTTGCTTTTCAAGTCCTAATACTTTCCCTACACCCTCAAGCGAAAATGGTAACCCCATATATGCACTCCAAATCATTGTACATCTCCAGCTTTTTGGATTTAAATATGTTCCTTTAGAGAGTTTTAAAAATCTCGATAAACATATTCGTTCAAACTGTGCATTAAATGCCCACTTAATAACATTATCATCTAATAACGCTTGTATTATCTCTTCAAATAATTCTTCTCCATTTGCTATATCAACTATCTCAGTTTTACCTCCATCTATAGAATATGCAAAGAGGAGGACTTCAAAGTCCTCACTCTCTACATATTTATATACCCCAGACTTTGATATATTGATACTAGAGAATGTTTCAATATCAATATTTATAGTCTTCATTTTCTTAATTTCTCCCTTATGTTTACATACAAGTCTACTAACTCTGTTATTATAAACTCACCAACATAAGTTGCTGCAAGTAAAACAATTAATAGATTAAGTATATCTGAAATATTCATTCTTTCATCCTCCTAAGCTAAGAATTCTTCATCTTCTTCAGTTGTAAAGTCATCACTTGCGCTACTACGCCCTCCAAGAGGTTCACCATCACGAAGTTTTTGAATATTTCCTAGCCCACAAGCAATTCCTTTATTTCCATTAGAATTAAATGCATAAAAGTTAAGTGATACCCTACCATAACAACCGCTATAAACTTCTGAGCGATCTAATATTGGTTGCACATTATTATCTACGATTTGAGGTGCTGTAGTTGAATTTGCATTAATAAAATAATGTCCTTTGTATGCTTCATCTTCTCTTTCTATATCCCCGTCACGTAGCGGTAGTTTAAGTGTAGCTTTATTAGGTTTTTTCCCTCCAAACTTCGCTAATCCATCTTCAATTGCTGCATCCACTGCTTTATGCACTGCACTAATAGTTTTAGTATCTGATTTTGGAATCAATACTGATACGCTGTATCTTTCCTTACTACCATTAATTGAAACTGGCTCCCATCCGTTAAAATATGAAAATCTTGTGTTTACTCCTGTTACTACTTTTGTATCTTTTATTGCCATGATTACTTTTCCTCCGTTACTTTAAATTCTTTGTTTACATCATGTTTAACTATTTCTTTTCTTTTATCACTTTTTAAAACAAGCGTTGGTTTACCTTCAGGTTTTATTATATAATCTCCTAGAAGTTCATTAAATTTATCTTTTCCTAATAGTTTTTGAAGTTCAGTTAATGTTAGTAAACTTGTTTTATAGATATCGTTATATCCATTTTCTTTTAATATCTCTGCGACTCTTTCTTCATCTTTAATTTTTCTAATAGAGCGACCTTCTACTAATTTAAAATTCGACCATTCTTTATCATTCTCTAAGGTTATTTTAGTTGCATATTCTTTTATTTCACTAGCCCATTTCACAAGATCATCAATATGTTCTAGTATCTCTTCTATCTCAGCATCATTTAATAGATGAGGTGAACAAAGTTGAAACCTCATAAGTTTATCATGATAATCTTTTCGAGCACGTAGTACAACATTACAATTAGAAAACTGACACCAAGGTCCATAAGTTACAACCCCAAGTCCATTAAAAGCTAACTCTGCTTTTTCTTTAAGAACAGTATCCGCCCAATTTTTAAGTTCCTCTACTGATTTTTTGCTAGATGAAATGTTATACTTTCTTGGTTGGAAAATAGTCATAACAACTTCATCAATATCATATAAAGCATCATAAATATTTAATGCACCTAGTGCATATAACATCATCTGTGGGTTTTCCTCAGCACTTACTTCTACTCCACGTCCATATTTTAAATCAATAATATGAAGTATTTTATCAGCAATTATTATACAATCTCCTGTTCCAAAGCCGTCTGGTACATAGTTTGAAAAATCTAACCTTTGTTCGATTAAAACTATCGGATCTTTAGTTGATTTCTTAATATTTTCTATTGTTTCTACTATATAATTGACATAATCATCTGTATAGCTATCCATATCCTTATCAAAATATTTTAGCTTAGGTTTTCTAACTTTATCACCCAATACTTTTCTTAGCTTATATTCAGATAGTCTATGAGCATCAGTACCTTCATTGGCTACTTCAGATACTTCTTTTTCAAAGAAATTTTCTAATCTTGGTAGCGGTGGACAAGTAAGCCATCTATGAGCACTTGATGCATTCAACAAAGCATGTTTTCCCATATTAAAGTTCCTCAGCTTTCTTCATTAGTTCAACGTAGTGTTTAGCTTCAACTTCTGATAACTTACTTACACCATAAGTTTTAATTAACTCTCTTACCTCTGACTGCTTACCTTCTTGGGCTTTTTTAGCTAGTACTCCACGTACTTCTTCAAGCGAGATTGTTTGATCTTCTTTAGTAGAGTTAGTTAATAACTCAGTACTCTCATCTTCAACTACTTTTGATTTTATATCAACAGTAGTTTGTTCTAATTTTTCCTCAGCCATTACTTCACAAAGACTTTGAAGACTATCCGCTAATCGTCTTATATCCTCTATAACACTAAGCAATTGTTTTGTTTGACTCATATAGATTCACCCCTTTCTTAATTTCTTTAACATCTACCGAATGAATTGTCTGACCGGGTTTTAGTAAGTATACTTGAGTATATTCTCCAAATAACCACTGAACAATTTTTCTAGGTATTGTTATTCGAGATGCTTTTAAAATTTGAATCTCTTTATGATTTGAATCTGATACATTGATAATAACCTTATGCTTCATCAGTATCCCTCCTATTTATAATTTGTAAGTTAACCCCTACATATCTTAGTCAAAAAAAGAAGGAGTATTTTTAACCCCTTCTTATATTTTTTATTAAATTTTCATTCTTAGTTTTTCTAATGCTTTTTTATGATACTTTGTCACCATCGCATTAGATATTCCCATCTCAGCTGCAATATCTTTTTTCTTCATATTTTCTAAATAGATTTTTTCAATAACTTGTTTCTCATTATTAGTCAGTGTTTCTAATACCGTTAAAATGTCATCTGACCATTCAAATTCTGTATTTTTTACAACCATATTCTCTATAGCAGATTTATCAGAATTAACTAAATCTGAATCTAGAGATAAATTATAATTTCTTGGAAATTCCTCATTTTCATAATAATCTACATCTGATTTTTGAGGTTCATAACCATGATTATTCTTAAAATCTTCTATAAAATTTTCTCTCCAAGCTTTTATTATATCTTTTTCTTCTTTTGTTCTTCCTGGTCTAGCATTTTTACAATTATTATAGACCTCACTATCATCTATCGAATGAAGTAATTTTATATCCGCTTCTGTGATTCCATCTTTATCAATTTCTAAAGTATATTTATCACCATTTGCAAACTCATAACTATAAGTCATTCTATCATCTTGATAAGTTTTTCTAGTACGTAGTGTAATAAATCTTTTATTTGTTTTTGTAATAATCACCATAGTGACCTCTTTTCCACTCAGGTGAGATCACAAATGAAGTTTTATTACTATGAGACTTCTGTAGTGTAAAAAATGGCACACTAAAATTACGGAAAGCACATAGAATTTTAAATAAGCTAGCAAAATAACCTTTATCGTTATCTTGGACTTATTTAATTGGTTCATCTGTATCTCACCGTCTTAGTGGCCACTATGACTTTTTGAGTAATTATATTTACAGATATCTTGTAATTAACTTTCTATATCTCTAGATTATCTTGTTATTTATCAAGATAATTGATATAATATAAAAGAAAACAATTACAACTTTTTGATATTAACTGTATATTTATATAATATCAAAAATGACTTTTATCAAATGGGACAAAAAAGACTTTTCATGCACTAATTAAGACTTTTATAAGGGAGGGATTTATTTATGAAATTTAACGAATTTTTACAAGGTGTATATTCACTATGTTCCTTACAAATTAATAAAAAAGATTTTTTAAATATTATAAGTGAAAACTTTTTAAAAGACAGCGCGTTAGACGGATTTAAACTACTAACTTTATCTTCTGATTATCACTATAAAATATACTGCGGCTCTAAAAATTTAAGTAAAAAGTATGCTAAATATTTATATAATAACCGGGATATTGATAAATTTTGTGACTTTCTTAGAGAACAATTCGATGTATCTAATACAATTGATATGGCGGAGAATTGGTTGAAAAACAATAATATAACGTACTCTATTCAGAATATAGAATACTATTTTGCTATTCAGCTAGAACACATACTAGAGAATCTCATCATATCAAATTCTTTAGATGATGATAATAGATATGAAATTTCTAGTAAAGATAAAAAAATAATAGAAGATATAAAGAAACTAACTTCGAATCTCTCTTCACCTATTCATATAGACATTCCTAAAGAAATAACCTCTCCAGAGGATCTTTATATAAATGAGCTTATGGCTGCCTATGCTGACGCTGAGAATTTAGAAATATTTACAGCGAATGATTTTTCTATCTATAGCAAATATAAAGAAGATTTAGAAGAGAGAAGAATTGATTATTTTGCTGCAGAATCAATTAGAGTAAGTACCAGAGAATTAGACAATCAATTCAATATACTAAAAAATGAAACTTATGAAGGTATAAAAGATACTTATAAAAAAAGGTATGTTAATGGATATGAGAGAATGTTGACTGTGATGGAAAAAGTTGTTGATTTAAGAATCTCCACTGATTATATTCTTGGATTTTCTACAAACTGGCTTAATAATAAAATAAAAAAAGGAGTTTGTCATCATCTTGTAAATGACAGCAAATTAAAATGGATAAAAAAATAAACACCTCAGTTATTGGATCAAATTTTGAATTATCATTAAGACTCCTTTTATTACTAAGTAAATCTCCATTTGCTCTAGACGAAAAAGAAATAGCGACATTTGACTTTATTACAACTTATGCTGAAGACTTTAATATAGATACCTGTAATCTTCATGGACATCATAAATTCAGATTTAGTGAATTTCCTTACAGAGTATCAAGAGTTAAAAATGTTCTAAAAACTTTAGTAATTAATAAGCTTATAATAGTGTCTTTTGATAAACATGGGTTTTTATATTCAATTTCTGATCTAGGGCAGAGTATAATAGAAAAATTGAATACAAAATATTCTAATAAATATTTATCTATTTTAAATAATTCTCTTAGTTTATCAAAACTTAAAATAGATGATATTTATGAAAACATAATAAATAATAAATTTATAGATGAGGAAAATTCAAAATGAAAAGATTTCAATTAATTAAATTAATAGTATCTAATGAAAATTTCAAGGAATCAATTATAAACTTTTCGCCTGGATTAAATTTCATACTTGGTCCATCAAATACTGGTAAAACTTTACTTGTTGAATATATTGATTATGTTTTAGGGGGAGATTCTGAGAAAGTAAAACATAATAATTTTGGATATTCTCTTATAACATTAGAGTTACAAACTAGTAATAACTACATTGTGTCATTAAGCAGAGAAATTAACAACTCAAAAATTACTGTTACTAGTAATGATCCATCGATAAAATCAGGTACCTATAGTAAAAATAAAGATTCTATTAATAATATAAATACAATTCTTCTTTCATTAATTGGAATAAATGAAATACCCAAGATCCTACGAACTCAAAAAGGTGAGACTTCACTTTTGTCCTGGAGAGCTATACGCCACCTATTCCTTTTAAAACAAGATAATATTGATGCTAATAATTCAATTTTACTTAATCCCAGTGGATATAATGGTACATTGTCACCCTCAGCTCTGCTTTATTTAATTAATAGGTATGATGCTAATGAAATTATAAAACAAGAATCACCTGAAATTCAAAAAGCAAAAAGAGAATCTGTGACTTTTTACATTAATAAGCAAATAGATTATTTACATAAGAAAAAGCATTCTATAGAAAAATTACTATCTGAAAATGAAAATACTAATATCGATAAAGAAATATCTATAGTTAAAGATAGTTTGGTTGCAACACAAAATTTAATTTCAGAAACTACACTTACTAATACTAAAATATTCGAAAATATCCAAAATAAAAATGATAAATTAATAAAAAACAAATCTATTATTAATAGTTTTATTTCTTTAGAAGAACAATATCACTCGGATATTGATAGACTTAATTTTATAATTTCTGGTCACACTCATATTTCTCCAAATGAAGTTACAATGTGTCCTATCTGCTCAAGTAAAGTAAAAAATCCAATAGAAAATGGACTCGTAATATCAGCAAAAGCTGAATTACAAAAATTAAATACCGATTTATATAACTTATCTTTAGCAAAAAATACAATTCAAGGAAAAATTGATAATCTTAATAATGAACTTGCTGAATTAAACATACAAAAAGAAGAGCTTGATAAAAAAATATCCGCTATTCTTTCTCCAAAATTAGATATGCTAAAAAATGAATTAGATACTCTTATTAAAATCAGCACTGCTAAAGGAGAAATAAATAATATTAATGTATTATTAGAACTTTATCAAGTTGAATTAGAAAAACAAGAACAAGAAATAACTACAAAAGAAATACAATATAAAATTAAAGAAAAGTACACATCTGAAATTCTGACCCCATTTAAACATATACTAAAAAATGCTATTATACATTCAAAATTTGAAAATACTGAAAAAATAGATTTTAATCTAACTTCCTTCGATATAGAGTTAAACAATAAACCTAAAACTTCTTTTGCTGGAGGAGGATATACTAGTGTTTTAAATACTCTAACTGCCTTTTGTATGTTTAAGTATCTATTAGAAAATAATGGATTAGCACCTAATTTTTTCATTGTTGATTCTGCTTTATCACAATTATCTGAAACAGAATTCAAAGATGATTCATTAACAATAAAAACAGGATTTTTAGATTATCTTTATACTAATTCTGAGAATAAACAAATTATTTTAATTGAACATAAAGAAAAAATTCCAAAAAAATTTTTAAAATATAAAGATATAAATATTATTGAATTTACAAAAGATAAAAAACACGATCGTTATGGTTTTTTAAACAATGTTGATGAATACAGCAATTAAGAAAGGCATTATTTTATATGAGAATAAGCTATAATAAATTATGGTATAAATTAATTGAAAAAAATATGACAAGAGAACAACTTCGCATAAAAAGTGGAGTTAGCTCTAATACTATTGCTAAATTAGGAAGAGGTGAAAATGTTACAACTACAGTACTTTTAAAAATCTGCATAATACTAGACTGTGGAATCGAAGATATTTTAGAAACTATAAAATAAAAATGTTAATTATGGATTTCTTTAACAATTTACCTTATACAAAAATTGTCTCTATATTAAATTTAAATATTAGATAAAAAATATAAAATAAATTCAAAACAAAAACGTACATATTTATTCATTTTTGTACATTTTTGTTTTGAATTATACATCATAATCTTTTTACAGATTTTAAATAAAGATTAGGTAATTTTTATTATCAATTTTATTCAATTCTTTCAAAAAACTATAAATTTAAAAATAAATACTATATGCTAATAGATTTTTTTAACTTAGTAAACCTAGACATATCAGTTTCTATTTCCTTTAATACACTCATTTTACTTTGAATACTTGTCCATTATATTATAATTCAGGGTTTCCCTCTTTTTTATAAGATATTTCTTTCATTTTTAATTCACTTACTTTAAATTGAAGTAACATTAAATCCTCCCTATAGTTGAACAATCTCACACAATCCAATTTCAATCTATTTATCTTCATAAATCAGTGCCTCCTGTAAAGATAAGTTTTTTTACAATTCTTCTAGATAATACTAATAATATTATAAAACTTGCTAATAACAGTCCATAAATCATTAAGACAAGTTTTACTTCTATCACTAGAGATAATACTAATGAAATATATATAATAATTAGTAATGAGAATAATAGAACTCCTATGAAATTCATATAGATTTCTCCAATTACAAAAGTTCTTATTTTGTCTAGAGATATTCCCATATTTTTTAATATCTGAATTTCAGCTTTTCTTTCTTCTAAACTTAATATCATCGAATTAAATAGATTTATTACAAATATAATTAAAATAAAGATATTTAAAAATAACAAACCAAAATAAACAAAGTTATAAAACTGTAAATTTTCACTTATTACATCTCTTGTATATAGACCTTCTAAATGTCTATTAGAATTCACATAATTCTTAATAACATCAGTATTGTTGTCAGTATTATAGACTTCTACTGATAAGATATTAGAAGTTTCTATTTTTGATGTTTTAGGTGCAATAGCTACTAAATTATAAGGATAAAATTGATTATCTATTATTGTGGATATAACATACTTCTCTAATTTTCCTGTTCTAGAATCTTTTAAATCTAAAGTATCACCTAACTGTAAATTCAATAATCCCCTAAGCTTTTCATTCAGAATCAATTCATTATCTAAAAAATTATTATTTAATTTTTTCCCTGAAATCACATTAAAAGTTCTCAGTTTATCTCTTTTTTCTATGTCTAATTTAATAATTTCTATTTCATTTATATCAACCTTTGATTTTTCGCTTAATCTTTTCCAATCATCACTATAAGGAACATTTGAAGCTATTCTATAGTCTTTTGTATATAATATTTCTACTATATCATCGCTTCGTATTTTTTCCATTATATATTTTAAATCATTATTATTAACAAAATTCTCACTTTTATTCTGATCAGCATTTGTTATTATATAATCAGCAGGCAACTGATTTAAAGTATTTTCTTTAACCTTATTAGAAAATATAGATAAAAAATTAAAACTAAACAATAATAAGACAATTGATAAGACCATCAATTTCATTATCATAGCATATTTCTTATAATTATTTGCAAATGATTTAACTGGATATGAAATGTCAAAGAACTTTTCTCTATCAGATAATTTATACAATCCTACAAAACAGTACTTAAACACTATAAAAAATGATACTACTGCAACCACTACAGTTAAATATTTGAAATTTTCATTATCTAATACCTTAGATAATACAAAGAATAATAAATTTATTATTAATAAAGATAAAATTTTCCCTCTTATTTTTGTATTGATAATACTATCTTTTTTATGAATAACCTCAATATCATCTACATATTTATTTTTCTCTTTTCTTAGCAACAGATATGTTACTAAGAAAACTATTAGTTGATTTAACAGTAAATATACAACTGCACAAAAAACAAATGTTGAAAATGAAAGTATTTCAAAAGATACATCTAACTTCTTAAAAATACTATTAGAAAGTAAATATATACCGCCTGATAAAAATATTCCTAATACAGATCCTACTGTTGCTAAGATTAAATTTTCACCTATAAATATTTTATTTAGATGCTTATGACTAATTCCCATTCTCTTTAAAACTGTCATTTCAAAAAAACGAGATCTTATTCTCATTTTAAAAATTCCAAATAATGATATTATATATGTCAGAAGCATTCCTGTTACCATAATATAAAATAAAGGAGTATATATTCTTATTTTTTTATAATCTAATTCTTTACTTTTCATACTATCATATTTTAATTTTTTATCATTAAAATATTGTTCTAACATTTGTTTTATAGCTTCTTTATTTGCTTTTGTTTTCAGCTGAAGCAAATTAACTTTATCTTTATATTTATTACTTTTCTGTAGATCAGATAAATTAATAAATATTTTCAACGATAAACTATCCTGAATATTACTAGAAACAATTGCAGATATTTTATAACTATTATTATATATAGTCATAGTATCTCCTACTTCTAATTTATACTTATCAGCATAATTTTTATTAATAACTATTTCACCAGTATTCAACTCTTTATTTCCATTTAATGTTTGGTATTTTGCAAGTTCCATAGAATTATTTTCAAGTCCATAAATTGTTGTTTTGTCCTCTAATTCTAAAACTAGTAATTTATTAAGCTTTTCGTAGGGAATAGGAATCTTCCTTATCTTATCATTATCAAAAAACACATTTTTTTCGATATACCCAAATTGTAGATCATATTCTCCAAATTTCTGATTATTTTTATTTTTTAATCCAGTACTCACACTAAAGAATATAAGAGTAAAAACTAGTAATAATACTAGACTTATACATGAAGATATTAATAGAATTTTGCTTTTGTTTCTATTAAATTTTATTGAATTTAAAATATATTTCTTTATCATATCTTCACCCCCATAAACTAAATGTTAATTTTTAATAACTCTCTTTGTATCAAATCTACTCGATTACTTAAATCAATATCTATATTAGTCCTGTCAAAAGATAAATTTGAAATGATGTTCCCATCTTTTAAAAAATATACTTTATCCGCATATGCAGCAACATAAGAATCATGACTAACCATTATCATCGTCTGTCCTAATTTTTTTATAGATTCACGAATAAATTTTATCAAATTAGCTGCATTTTTGGAATCTAATGCTCCCGTAGGTTCATCCGCTAAGATAACTTTAGGGGTATTCATAAATGCCCTAGCAAATGCTACTCTTTGTTTTTCTCCTCCTGATAATTCAGTTATGTTTTTATCCTTTTCATTCTCCAAATTCGCCATTTTTATAAAATAATTTGCTTTATTTCTAATTGTTTTTGTATCTTCCTTTTTTAATACTCTAGCAGGAAAAATAATATTTTCGTAAGCAGTAAAAATGTCTAGGAGTTGATAATCTTGAAAAACTATCCCTATATTCTTTAATCTATATTCTGCTAGTTTCTCATTGTTTAAACTAGTAATATTTTTATTATCAATTACTACTTTACCACTATCTAGCTTTAACAAACCTGCTATAATTTTTAACAAAGTACTTTTCCCTGATCCACTCTTACCCATAATAACAATAAATTCACCTTTTTCCACGAATAAATTTAAGTTATCTATGATTTTTCTGTTTTTAATTTCTTTGTTTATGTTCAATAAATTTATCATACATTCTCTCCATCTTATAATCCCACAACATGATATTCGCTAATACCCAAGTTAGTTCATTTTTTTCTCCTCCGAATGCCCACATATCAAAATTCACATTTCCTAAAATATCATTATCTATTTTATATTTTATTTTAAATTTCTCATATCTACTTATATTTAAAATCTTAGATAATTTAGGCCATTCTTTTTTTAATCCACCATATATTATTCCAAAATGTGATGTTTTATCTACCCTCTTTAACACTTGATCAGGTATAATACCTTTCATAGCTACTCTTAACAAATATTTCTTATGGCCTTTAGGAGATATTTTAAATTTCACCGGTAAACTTAGCATGAATTCTATTAAATCCCTATCTAAATATGGATGCCTTATTATTATATTGTCGATATCTGAAATATACTCTGTTATCATTGGTAAAAGATTTTCCTTTATTCTTGATATTTCACGTTTCTTTCCATACTGAAATCTCTCAACTGATTTTAATGGAGAGAATATATATTTCTTTATATTATATCCTATAGACTCTCCTCTTTGTTTAGCTATATTTTTCACATTAGTTATTGATTTAATTAAATGTCCGCTAAAAAACAGATCGTGATTGAAATAGTTTGTACCAGATAAAACTTCATCTCCTCCTAAACCTGTTAAAACCACTTTTAAACCCTCTTGTTTTGCTGATTCATAAATTTTCTTTTGTATCTTATATGTTGCAATGTTCCCATAAGGCAATTGAGTAATCGGTGCATCATCAGGAAAACCATCATAAGTCGATAATAAATCTCCTTTTATTAAACATAATTTTATATTATTTATTTTACAAGTGTTTGTTAAATATGACTTTTCATCATCCCGCTTATATTTCTCAAAAACAGAAGAAAATGCCACTATCTCTTTTTCTTTAACTAAACATGCGATTGTTGTTGAATCTAATCCTCCACTTAAAGAAATTCCTATAGAATCATAACCTCTACAACAATTTATTATTGATTTCGACAGTATTTTTGTAAATTTATCTTTGGCTTCGTTAAAACTAATCGAATGATTTATTTTTATTTTTTCTAGGTTCCAATACTCATATTCTAAAATTTCATCTGTTACGATATTTACTTTCATATAGTTCCCTGCGGGAACTCTTTTTACCTTTTCAAAAGGTGTATTACTTGATAAAATATATCCTTTATTAGTAAAGTAATCTTCGTAAAATTTAAAATTAATATTATTATACTCTAAAAAACTCTCTAAAAAGTTTGAAATATAAAGTTTGTTTTTATCATACATAAAAAACATATTTGATGATGAAAAACAATCATTTATTAAATATACTATCTCTCCATCATGAATCACCAAATTATATTCACCATCTAGATAATCTAAAAATTTTATACCTAGATATTCATAAGCTATTTTTATAAATTCCAAATCCTCTTTAATAGATATAATCTCTTCATTAAATTTAAAAATTATTTTTTCTAATTTTTCTCTGTCTTTTATCCAAATATTACCAAAAATATTAAAAGTTCCCTTTAAATAAAACTGCTTCTTATTGTTTTGGTACATAACTAATTTTATATTTTCATCAGTAATTAAATACTTCTTCTTACCATTCAACCTTTCTCGTATAAATTCCTCTTGAAAAAATACTTTATCTTCAATTTTTTCACATGAAAGTTTATTTGTTTTTAGTTGACATATAAATCTACCCATTAGTTACCTCCTATCCTTAAAATAGGCACATAAATATTTTTTATACTGCAATGATCATTAACAACTTTATTATCTACTTCAATCCATGCATGAGACATAAATGGTCGTGTTGAAACACCTATAATAAATTCTGGATTGTATCCGTGTCTTACTAATATTATATATAACATCAAAGATATATGTAGACATTGCTTATTTTTAAAGGAATATCTGCAAAATTTTTTTATTTTTAAATCTACTTCAACAAAATTCAACTCTTTTTTGTTCTTTACAGTGTGAATTTCCTCTAATATAGTATACTTTTTTTTCTTTATAATATTATTTGCTATCCTATTAGCTGTCAATATATCTATAAGAATCATATTTCTATCTCCTATTCTATAATTTCGTATTTTTTTAAATTTTCTATAAATTCTACAACATCCTTTTCAATTTGCTTTATATCATTTACTTTATATTTTTCAGTAATATAACTTATAATTTCTTCTGTATTGCTATTATTTAATACTGAAATAATATCACTTCCTAGCTGATTTATAGCGTAGTATCCTCCATTCTCTAAGTTCAACACTACCATTTCACCATCAATAGCTGTTGTAATAATATTCTCTTTCATTTTCATAACTTTATTTTCTCCTAACTTCTTAGCATACTTTTAAGTTTTTCCAAACAATATTCATAATTTTCTACTTTACTCTGCCATTCTATTCTCCCATCTTTTATCAAAATTACCCTATCAAAATACTTAATATTAAATAAATTATGAGAAACCATTATACACGTAGAATCTTTAAAATCATCTAATAGTGTATCTAAGATTAATTGTTCATTTTTTTTATCTAATGATGCTGTAATCTCATCTAATAAAATCAATGGCTTATTTTTTAAAAATATTCTCGCGATTGCTACCCTTTGTTTTTGTCCTGTTGAAAAATTAAATCCACTTTCCCCTATAACTGTATCATATTTTTCTTGTAATTTTTGTACATCTTCGTATATATAGGATTTTTTACTAGCAATCATCAAATCCTCATTATTTTTATTTTCATTTCCATATAAAATATTTTTTCTTATTGACTTATTAAATAGAGTAGGCTCTTGAATAGCATAATATACATTATCAATAAAAGACTCTTCATTAAAATTTAATATATTTCTATTATTAAACTTAATAGTTCCTTCTTTAGGAAGACAAAACCTAGAAATTAAATTTAATATTGAAGTTTTTCCAGAACCACTTTCTCCTACAATTATAACTTTTTCACCTGATTTTATTTCTAGATTTATATTATTTAATATTTTTTTCCCATTTTTCTCAACACCTACATTTTCAAATTTAATATCTATTTTCTTATCTGTTATTGTTTCTTTTCCATAACTAACATCCATATATTCGCTCGTATATTCACTTAGTCTATCTAATATTTGAAAGAACATAGGTATTTTATTTAGAATATTAAAACTATTTTTAAATATATTTCCTATGATATTTATATATGTTAAAAATACAATAAAAACTGAAATATCTAAATCATTTGGAAACATATATAAATACAAGAAAAATATTAAAATAGGTAACATTGTTGTGGTAATAGAATTCAAAGTATTTAAAAATTCTATTCTTACTGTTCTTTTTATATTATAGTAGGAAATTTTTTTTACTATACCTGTAAATTCTTCTATTTCTTTTTTAAATCCTGTTAATAACTTTATTGTCATATATGTTCCTATGTTAAGGGTTTCTTGAATATTCTGAAGTGATTTAGATCTTTCGTCTAAAGATTGTTTATTTAATCCTAATGTTAATTTTTTTGAAAAAATCGTAGGAATTAAATATAGTGGTATAAAAAGAAAAATAAGTATTGTAAGTATATAATTTAGCTTTATCATTATATATATAGTAGTAACCAAAGTTATAAATTGTGAAATGAGATTTATAGTTATACTGTTTATATACTGACTTAATTCACCTGATTCTCTAACTATTTTTTGAGTTATTATTCCACTAGAATTATTTATAAAAAAATCTATATTTTTCTTTGTTGTATTTTTATATAGATTTTTTTGCAGGGAATTTGTTAACTCTTCTGAAAAAGTGATACTATATTTCGACAGGAAAATACTTACTATTCCTAGAAATACTGGAGAAAGTAAATATAGTATGACTAGATGTATATTTTCTTTAAATACATTATTAAATCCACCGTCTATTATTTTTTTTAGGACTAGTGACGGCATGGGAATTATAACAGATGAAAATAGCGTCAAACATACTATTAATATAAAGTTCCATTTATTTATATCAATATTATTTTTTAACCATATAATTTTACTCATTAATTACTCCTTCTATACTTATAATTTGTAATATACTAAACAAACTATAAATATTAATAGCAAATACAAGTTTACATATATATGTCTAAAGTTTATTTTAGTAGGGGAGTGTAGTCCAAAACAACCACATCCATTAGGCATATCACGTCCATAATTTATTGTCATTATAAGTAAAAATACTAAATGTAAAATTACTCCAATATATATTCCTATTATAAGATACTCTTTCAATCCTATAATTAATAGTATCACAATCATAATCTCCAAGGTAGTTATAAAAACAGAAGATACAGAGGATATACTTTTATTCATATATTTATAATCTTCTAGAACAATTTTAAACATATAAGGATCTTTAAGCTTTACAATACTACTTTTCATATGTGTAACTGCTAAATAAATAATAAGAATTCTAAATAACAAATCTATCATTTTACATCAACCTCCAAAAATTTAAAGATTTCCTTCAATATACTATCATTTATATTCCTTGGAATTTTATATGTACTAATACTTTTATTTGCACATTTTACTAAAACAGGGGTTCTACCAAATTTATAATTTATATCTTCAAAACTTACAATTAATATATCGCTATTTCTTTTTAATAATTTCTCTACTAACTTAACACATGAACTATTTTTTTGAACGTCCATAATAAATAATATATACTCATCTTTTTCTTCTAGTAGAGAAACTTCCTTTTTATCAATCTTCATATTAACAATTTTAGTATATCTCATTAATTTATAATAAATATAAGAATATATTAAAATAAAACTAAAAACTATTACTATATTACTCCACATCATATATCATCTCCTCAATCTCTGCAGCAACTTCTTTAAGATTTTCATAATAATTATTTTCTGGGATAAGTACTATATATAGTGGAATATTAACTATACAAGAGACCGCTTCTATTGCTTCTTTTTTTTCATTCGGTGTAAGGTAATTAATACAAAATATTTGTCTTATTAAATGTATTATTTTATCGGTACCAAATAACTCATACTTTGTTATTTTATCCACTTTTTCTTTTTTTAAATAGATTACTCTAGTTATTCTCGCTTCCATATTATGTATTTTTTCTTCCTTAATACATAATATTTTCTTTTCGGTTTTCGTTCCCATACTTTTAACATCCTTTAACCATGAATAATTTTCATATACATTTTTTATATATGGATAGGAAGGAAAACATTTATTTTCTAACAATACTAATATATCATCAGAAAAATACTTATATTTATTAAGTTCCATTAATTTTGAAACTAGCGTAGACTTTCCACTACCCGAATCCCCCATTATTGCCGTTAAGCCACCCTGTTCATTTACTATACTTGAAGAATGTAAGCATAAACAACCATTAATTTGTAAGTAATACGGCATTATAAAATTCACAAAGCAAGAAAATACTACTGAATCTAAAATATCTTTATTTCTATAACATACTATCTTCTCTTCATTTAAAAAAATATAAAAACTTCCAGAAAATGAAATATTATATATACGTACATCCTTTTCTAAATATAATTTGTCATCTATTTCTATATCCGTTTTATTATACTTAACAATAAACTCTATACTTTTAGTGTCATTATCCTTTATTTCTGTATTTAACGGCATAGCTATATTGGTTTCTATATTATATCCATATAAACTATATCTATACATACTATCACCTCATAGAAAAAGTAGAGAAAGTCAAGACTCTCTCTACTTTTTATTAATAAAATATATTAACAATCTCCCCATTCGCCCCAATGAACGTCCTGACAGTAACCATTTTTATATTCATATGACATATTATTAAAATACATTTCACATCCCCAGCCACCGCAGCCTTTAGTGATGTCCATTGAATTTCCTAAAGAAATTACACTAGGTTTTGAATAAACCATAACACTACCTCCTTCCTTTTATATTTTAGTAAACGTTTACTTTATCTATTATTATATCACTATAAACATTAGTAGTCAATTATATTCCTATATAAACATTATATTTTGTTTTTACAAATTTATTAATCCGTCTAATTCTAATAGATTTATGTATCTATACATATATTTCTCTAATAAATATATTTTTATAATAAAATTATTTATATAGACTATGGTTTGAAAATAAAAATATATTTAAAAATCTCTTTAAAAATAGTTTATTCTTTTCTAAATCATTTCTTTTGTTAGTTTCATTACTAAAATTTATCCTAAAATTAAAAAGTCTAAGCAGCTAACTACTGCTTAGACTTCTACATTTCCCATAACACCTCCAACTTGATAAAGAACTCTGGACTATAGTCAAGTAAATAGAAACGAAAATACGAAGATTAACTAAAAATTCAAGTGAAATTTTTTATACTGAGAGAGGTTGGGTATCCTGTGAAAAAATGTAGCAGTGCCACATTTTATAATTAAAATAATTGACAATGATATAAATATATCGTATAATAATAAAAGGTTTGGGAATGACATTCGCCAATCCGACCCTCGCGGATGATATCTGGCGAGTTTTTTTTATTTCTAATAATTTAAGAAATTTATGGTCCTATACAATAACTTATTCATTACAGTATCATAGAACTCTATAGTCTCCCCGTCTTCAAATTTAATATTAAGAAATTGTCCTTTTTCAAGTCCTTTTAACCCCTCATTATTTTTTTTATATTCTTCTAGGCGAGTTTCTCCTGAAATCATCGAGCAAAGAAAATCCACAATTTCTAAACCACAGTGACTTGGAATATAAGCATTTCCTACCTCTTCTTTTCTAATAAATCTAATCTCATCCAATATTTCTACAGCAACACTTTGTTTAACATTGTCACTTCCTATAGCTACAACATGATTGTAAGCCTTTTTCAAGTCCGATCTGGCATCAAACTCTTTACCATCCGCATCAAATCTTAGTTTAGTATAAAGTTTTTTTGGTAATTCTTCATCAAAATAATAACCATCTTCGACAATATCATTGTCTTCCACTCTTCTCTTTAAAAAAGTCATTAATAGCGAATCTAAATGTTTTTTCATCGCTACATATGGAACAGCGTTTAATGTATTCGGTGCTATATTTCTATTAACAGATTTTTTAAACTGTAATTTTTCAAAATTGTTTCTTTTAATTAAATAATTCTTTTTCTCCCAATAGTAATCTGTATGTACTATAAAATAATCATTTTCTTCTAAAATTTTCTTTAAATCTTTAAAAAAATTCTTTAACCTCTCCTCAGAAAAGACACCTTTTTGCGAAAAGTATTTGTACATTGGATTCTCTTCTGTTCTATCTTTTGCCAATATTAATTTTTTAAATTCAACAAAGTGTAACGCATGTTTTGAATCTAGATTATATTTTTCTCTAAAATTTTTCCATTCATGCTCTAATTTATCTTCATAACTTTTTTTATAAAATGTTAAACTTGTAATAGAATATTCCTGAAAAACGTAATTACAAGTATCTTGCATGACTTGAGTTAAATAATTTTTTTTACATTCATCAATATATGTATAATATAACTTCCCTTTATTCACGTACTTATCCTCACTAATTTTATTAACTTGATTATATCATATTATATCAAAGTTTACATTAAATAAAATATTACAATTACTAACTTCGATCAGATATTCAAAATCTTTATATATTAACATTATAAGTTTTATACTTTCTAACGATTACTAAACTTTTAAACGATTTATGTTTTCTATCAAAGAATATTTAAATCCTATAATATATCAAAAATATTTCTACCTATTCTTTTCTATATCTAATTCGTTGAAACTCCTTAATAGCAAGCCTTTTATAACGTTTAATTGTATTCTATTTTACGTTGTTATTTCTGTAACAACTAATTTTATCATACAAAAGCTCCTTTTTTTATCACTAGGGGGGTGCAAAACCCTCTTAGGGGGTGCATCATTTAACGATTTGTTCTATCCTTGATTTAATCATATTCTACAAATCTGTTTAACCCTCGTTTACTCAATATATTATATCAGATAACCTTAATCTCTCATAGTAAAAAAGAAAAAATCATATCAGATTGATATGACTTCTCCGTTTTTCAAATGAATTTCTATTCTTTTTCCTTTATGAATTATCAGCTTATCTACCAAATAATTAAATAGCTTGGTATCATATCCTGTTAGTAACTCATCTTGTTTTTCTAATGAATCGATAAATATTTTCAGTTCTCTAATCCTCTTATTTTTGTTCAGTAAATCTAAGTTTTTCTGTTCTAATTGTTTCTCTAACAATTTATATTCTTCTATCAGTTTATTATATTTTCTAGTGTACTCTTCTTGATCTTGTGCTATTTTAGAATTTGTTATTATCAACTTTTCTACATCAGCTCTGATATTTTCTAATTTTTCTTCAAGTTGAATGATCTCATCATCTAACCTTCTGTCTTCTTTTATCATCTTCATTAGGAGTTTTATATTACCTATAATTTCTTTTCTATTATCAATTACCTTGTTTAGTGCTGATACTATCCATCTTTGAATTTCATCATCTCTTATATGAGGTGTATCACATTTTTCTTCATTCTTATACTTATCTTTACATCTATATATTGTCTCTTTATATTTATCAGTTGAGTGCCATAAGTGTCTCACGTATGAACTACCGCAACATCCACACCTAATTTTTCCAAAGTAGTTTTTCTCTGTATACCATTTTTTATTTTCACTTAGCTGCACTTGAACTGTATCAAATACTTCTTTATCAATTATTGCTTCATGGCTATTTTCTACATAATACTGAGGTAGCTCTCCGTTGTTCCTTTTCTGAGTCTTATTTAAGAAGTCTGCTACATAGTATTTTTGAAGTAAGGCATCACCTTTATATTTTTCATTTGTTAAAATACTTCTCACACTGCTATAACTCCATTTTTCTTTTCCTCTTGGTGTAGGTATTTTATTTTCAGTTAGATGTTTTGCTATTTGATTAGGATTTTTTCCTGATAAGAACTGTCCAAATATGTATCTTACTATTTTAGCTTGCTCTTTATCTACTTCAAATCCACCGTCCTCTTTTGGTTTAAAGCCTAGTACATTATTGTATGCGAATGTCACCCTACCCTCAGCAGCTTGTTTTCGTTTAGACCATGTTATATTTTCTGATATTGATCTACTTTCTTCTTGTGCTAGGGAACTCATTATTGTAATAAGCAATTCACCCTTTGAATCAAATGTCCAGATGTTTTCTTTTTCGAAGTATATCTCTACTCCAACATCTTTTAGTTTTCTTACAGTTGATAGTGAGTCCACCGTATTTCTTGCGAATCTACTTACACTTTTTGTTAGTATGAGGTCTATCTTACCAGCTAGTGCATCATTTACCATTTCTTGAAACCCTAGACGTTTTTTAGTATTTGTTCCACTTATCCCTTCATCTGAGTACATCTTCACAAACTCCCAATCTTTTCTACTTGATATGTACTCTTCATAATACTTCATTTGGGTTTCATAAGAACTTGTTTGATCTTCATTATCTGTTGATACTCTGGCGTAACCCGCGACCTTTTTCTTTTTTATACTAGGTAGTTTTGATTGATGACTAAGGTGCTTATTGGCTTGTATAGTTGTAATTTTTCTATTCATCTTTTACTCCTTTTTAGGTTACCTTGTTTTTTTATTTCTTGAACTTTATTAAATATTTCCTGAGAAATAATTGCTTCATGTGCATTTTCTACAATGTACATAGTCTTCTCTCCAGTATTTTTTACTGAACGACCTTTTTCTTTTACATTAAATGTCTTCTGTAATATAAGTTTCCCTGTATAAGTTTCTTGGGATAATATTCTATAAATAGCTAGTCTTGAAAACTTTTCTCCTCTTCTTGTATGTTTACCTTCATCATTTAGCATTCTTGATATTTGTGTTGGTTTTATTCCTGATATGTATAACTCATAAATCATTCTGATAATGTCGGCTTCTGACTCTTCAATTTTATAGGAATCTCCTATCCATCTATATCCTAATATAGGTTGTGGGCTATGTGGTAATCCTTGTTCAAACTTTTTCTTCACACTCCACCTTACATTACTACCTATCGCCTTTGATTCTTCTTCTGAAACGGCAGCGAGTAATGTTAGTAATAACTCTCCATCTGTAGTGAGTGTGTCGATATTCTCTTTTTCAAATTGAACCCCTATGTTTAATTTCTTTAGTTCTCGTATTGTTTCTAACAACTCAATAGTATTTCTTCCAAATCGTGATATGGACTTTGTAAGAATTATATCAATCTTTCCTTTCCTACAGTCATCTATTAATCTTAAATACTCCTTTCGATTTTTTGTATTTCTTCCACTTACTGAGTTATCGAAATAGACTCCAGCATACTCCCAACTAGGATTATCTTGTATAACTTTACTATAATAGCTTATTTGTTCAGATAGTGATTGTAGTAAATCTCGATGTGATACTCTTGCATAAGCTGCGACTTTTTGTTTTTTAACGTCAGTCACATTTATCACTTCTAACTTTTTTATTGTTTTCATTATTGTATCCTCCTTTTCGTCATTACTATATATCACTCTAAAGAAACTATTTATCAAGTGATAACTCCATAAGTTCGGATATTTTTGGATCATACTTTTCTAACATCTTATGCTTGAATGAATCAAATTCATCTTTTGTGATTAAATTTTTCTTAAACAAGTTACTTAATATTTTAATTGTGATTTGGTAGGTTACTTCATTTTTAGTGTTCATAACTACCTCCAAATCTATGTTTAATATAGCATTCATGACTGCAATACTTTCTTTTATCATTGGCATAAGATGTAAATTCTCTTTTACAACATTTACATTGATGTGTAGAAAATACCTTTCTATTCATCTTGTCTTGATTATTCTTCCACCATTTCATTCGACAAGCATCACTACAATATTTATTTTGTTTTTTCCCTTTTAAATGAGTTAACTTTTCTCCACACACTTTACAAGTATCAAAATCTTCTATATCTAACTTTTCTAATTTTTCTCTTCTACAAATTGACTTAACTGTATTGGCTGACACATTTAAACATACAGCTATTTTCTTATACCCTAATCCTTTTTCTCTTAGTTTTTTTATTTCATCTTTCAGTTCCATACTTCTCACTCCTATGATCTTTATATTCTCTACATCACAGGTAAAGAAAACTATGGGAAATTTAACCTTTCGAATAAAATTCACATTATATTCTACTTTATAATTAAAATTATCTATGTTAAAGTATAATAAAGGTATAAATAATTAATATATAAATTAAAAATCAAATAATTACTATTATTTTTATAAAATTTTTATTAAGGTGGTAGAGCATTATGAATGAAAATAAACTTAATTTAACAGACATAGACTTACTTATAGAGGAATCAAAGAAAATAAATTTCTCATCTGAATCTGAAGTTAGAAATTTAGGTATAAAATATCCTGAGAATTTTACGGAAGTGGGAAGTTTAAATGAAAATTCGTTAATAGAATATTTTAAAATAGATGAAAATTATAAACAAAGTGAAGAAATAGATCCTAATACATCGTTGTATAAAACATTGCTAATTAAAAGAAAAATCTATTATACTGATTTAGGAAAAGGTAAGAAATTAAAAAACTTACCTGGTTGGAAAGCAATTAAAGATAATAATATATATCACAAAGCTCACATTATAGCGAAAGCATTAGGAGGTAAAAATACTTGTTTAGACAGGAAAACATCAAAGAGATATCACAATGGATTTATAGCTACTACATGTGCTAATGTTGGAGTGATAGGATCATTAGGGATGTATGATATTGAATTGGAAATGAAAACATATTTAAATAAAGATAATTATCTACTATACGAATGTCGTGTAATATATAAAGACCCAAAAGATATTATTCCTATATTTATAGTTATGATTATAGTTTCTAGTGACTATGCGATTAATAAAATTTACTTCGTTTGGAATATTCAATGTAGGTATACAATAGATTATAAAACAGGTGAGTATTTCCCTTGGAATTTTAAAAAAAGCCTAGAAGAATAAATTTTCTTCTAGGCTCGTATTTTACCCTAATATTTCATTAACTTTTTTTGAACTTCATCGTAGTTAAATCCTACATTGGTCAGTTTGTTAATTCTATCTTATCCGTTACAAACGTTTAATAATTTTTAATACTATATATATTAAAAATATTACTAGCATTATTACTATTATACTTACTATTAAATTAAAAATATTCATTAGTTATCATCATCCCATGCTGAAGAACCATTAACATATAATGTTACCTTTATACTTTTTGAAAACCATCCACCAGGAGCCGAATAGTCTAAACTATATGTTGCATAGGCCGGATCCCCGTAAGCCTCCCCTATATATAAGTTCTGATTTGAAAATGTTCCTGCACCCCATTGCCATGGACTATATACGTTAGTAATTTTTCCATATCCATTAGAATAGCATTCATAATCGGCTGTAAATCCATAATTAAATGTGCCATAATACGAACTAACCGATACTCCCTTGTAAGCATACCAGTCAGCTCCACCACTATAACTTCCTCCGGATATTGATCTGAACTGTACAGAAGACGTTTTTCTTATATTTTCAGCATTCTCTAAATCTATTTCTTTTACAATAAAAGATCCATCTTCAAATACTTGCTTATTTATAATTATGTTGTCTTTTCTTGTATATTCCCTTTCTATTGGTTCTTTTCCACTTATATTATCCCAAGGAATATTATTTTGAAACTTATAAATTAAATTATCTACTATACTTTCATCTGTTATGTGTCTATGTAACTCACTTCTCAATCTATTTAGCTCCATTTTTGAAACTTCATTCTCTATCTTTTCCGCCTTGGCTACATTTTGATTATTTTGAACTAATCCAGATGAAGGTGTTATAATTAAACTCGCAGATAAAACTGCTGTTGCTATTTTAAATTTGGTATTCATTGTCTTTACTCCTTTTGTTTTTTTATTTTTATAACATTATAAATCTTTACAGTTTTATTATAATATGAAAATAATATGATAACAATAGGAAAACATCAATAATACATTTTCTAAATTTTTTTCTTTTTTTATGGTATAATTAAATTGATTAGTGTTAAATTTAAAATCATATAAATTCAAGAATTGTAAAGTGAACACTTTAATTTCCATTAATATCATTAATAATTATATATATAATTATAATCTATTATTTAGCATTATATATTTTATGTAAAATATATAAAAAGCCTAGAAGAATAAATTTTCTTCTAGGCTTGTATTTTATCCTAATATTTCATTCACTTTTTGTTGAATTTCACTGTAGTTATATCCAGCATTAGTAAGTCTGTTAACTCGGTCTTGTCCATTACCCCACTTACCTTGAATTACTTCTTGGGCTATTTCATCTAAATTATTAGATGTATAATTCCCATTTAGTAATCTATTCACTACTTCTTGAACTTCACTAGCATTATATCCTGCGTTAGTTAATCTGTTTACTCTATCCTCTCCATTACCCCATGCTCCTGAAATAACCTCTCGTGCAATTTCTTCATTACTTTTATCACCAGTTGATACTGAGTTTGTAGATGTACTTGGTTCCGAGATACCAGTATTACCTAACATTTCATCAACTGTTTCTCCTAAAGTCGCAAAGTAATTCATACGTTCTACAAAGTAAGTTTTAACACTATCCGTTGTTCCACCATGTAAAGCTAAACTACGGTGCGGACAACTAGTTGGACTAAACTCATGATGTAGTCTTACCGTTTGTTTATTAATTGGTAAGCCATAATAAACCAAGTCTTCTGTTGCCTGCATTAATGCCATATCTTCATTGGCTAAGAAATCCTCGTCTGAGACTTTCATACTCTCACATACCTCATAACCTATCGAGTGGGTATTACTCCACCACTCACCAGTATGATATCCAATGTTGTATGTATCTATTACTCTTGCGATACTATATCGGTTACAATAATAGTGAGCTATTCCCAATGCTTTATCTCGATATCTTAACCATTCCACATATTGTTCAGGTGTCATACTTCCTGCATCATTATGAATTACTACAAAGTCTATGCTGTCAAGTTGACCTGCGTTCATTAGTGTTTCATTTATTATTTGTACCATCTTATTTTTCCTCCTTGTTTAATTGTTGTAAAATGTTTTGTAATTTCTCAGGTACTGGTAGTCCTAATTTTGAAGTATTTTCTAGTATAGAAATACCTTCATTAGATAGGTAGAAAAATATTACTGCTGCTCTTAATACTCCTACATGACCTAGAATATAAACATCTAGTATATTAGCTACCCCAACTAATGAGAAGATAATAATTTTTCTAGCTATTCCCTTAAAACCAACGGCACTAGATAATTCTTTTTTATCAATCGCACACATTATTCCAGTTACATAGTCTATTACTGAAAATGCTAAAAGTGCATAGATAAGTCCGTCCATACCTCCTAAAAATACTCCTAGAACACCACCTATACTTGAAATTATAAGTTTATAATTTAATAATGTATTCATTTTATTTACCTCCCGTTAAATAATATGTAATTTTCATTGTTTTATCCGCCGTTTTTTCTACTGTCTTCGATAAATTATTTATTGTTGCTGAGTATGGTGTAATTAAGTATAAAACTTTTCTTAAATACTTATCCCCTGAGCTTTCTCCGTTCGCAAAATATCCAAGTAAAAATGGACCATAACTTAATGGAATGCATTCTATTGTTGATAAATCGCTTTGCGCTATTTCGGTAACTTTATCATTTTTATCAATAGTAAAGTTAGTCCCTATTATCATATCTCCTAATATATACATACCACATCCTGTTGTATGGCTTGATACTGATCCTGTTTTTAGAGTAAACTTAGGTTCTATTTTCGTTACATCTACTGGATTATTTATCGCAAACTTCACAACATATTTTTCATCTGTGCTAACTGCATATACATACCCTCCTCTCAATACAGATTTAATAGTTCTATAGTAATCATAGTCTAATGAGTATGAACCTATATTTTCTATTTTCACATTTTCTAATGTGAATTCAGTTTCTTCAATAGAATTATTTGCTTTGTTTATTTTCAACTTAGTTACATTGGTATTACCTCCGCTAGTACTAGTTTTCAATAAGTAATAATTCTCTGCGTCCACATAAATACACACTCCATATGTTCCATAAGATTTCTTATACTTTATCTTTGTTTCAGTTATATTCTTCTCAGATAAAAATGATAATGAATCATCTAATCTAAAGTTAAGTAGTGGTTCTCTTGATTTTATTATTCTAAGATGATCACTTTCAGGAACTATTGATACTATATAATTTTCTTCGAAGTTAGCTTCTACTACATTGACATATTTTTTCTTCATCTCAGTATCTGTATTCTTAATAAGATATTTATCTTCACCTAGTTTTATACGATTTGTTTCACCATTACTCTTTGTTCCAAAATAACCACCTCCTGCTTTGGCATTAGTTAAACAAACACTCGATATTTTACCATTTGCTTTTGATGTACCAAAATCCCAAACAAACTTATAACCATTTGACGTTGCTTTTGATTCTTGCTTATTAAAACTACCTTGCAGTGGATTTTCCTGAACTCCTTCTACTTGTCCAGCATATCCAATACATTCATTACTTGTACTTATAAAGCTAGTATTTTTATCTTCTGTTATTTTATCTTTAAATAACAAGATTCCTCCTACTATTTTTTCAACTATTGGATAAAAGGTATCTTTATTAATATTTGTAAGTAGTCCATTAGGATTTAATGTTAGAATCTTTTCTAAAACATCTGTTACGAGGTTATCATCTTTTAAAACCTCTTTCTTTTTTGTTTTAACATCGGTTAATTCTATTATTGTCTTACCTTTCATTTTTCTCCTCCACTTCTACATTCTCAGTTATATTTCCAAATACAAATTTTCGTTTTAAATCATTTTTTATAATCACATCACTAAATTCATATTTAGGAACATCATAAGTGTCAACCTCTATACTACCTTCACTCAAATCCACTTGTTTTCTATGAGATAGTATTAACTTACCTAAGTTCTCATTTACTTTTATTTTACCGTCCCAAGGTACATCTCCTCCTAAGGCACTACCTATGATCGCAGCATTTATTCCCTCTATTGGAATAACTAGACTACCTTTTTCTAACTCGAAATCCACAGTAAATCTATTAATCACTTTTTCTTTTAAGTTTATTAGTGGATAGAATAATGTGACCATTTGGCTTCCTACTTTAGCTATAAACTTTGGTGCGTGATTTTTTATTGTAAGTTCATTTAATGAGTATATGATATTAAGTTTTTGATCTTCGTCAACTTCTCTAATCAAGGTTATTTTCTTTTCTTCTTTTTCATCTTTTAAGGTAACTGTCTCTTCAATATGTTTTTTTAAACTTTTAACATCAAATAACACAGTAGCGATAAAAAAAGCATCAGTTTCTTTACTTGATGCAAATTCTATATCGATTATTGTTTGTGAATTCTGTCCTATTTTTATTTCACTTCCATTAACATAAGCATTCACCTTTACTCTGTCAGACTCAATAGTTTGTAGTATACCTTGAATATTCTTATCTTGTTTACTCTTTCCTTTAGATAGTAATGCATTTTTACCTACACTTTTAATTCTATATTTCCCATGAATTTTATACTCAATTGATGTAACTATAGTGTGATAACTTTCAACACCAACCTTAAAAGTAATCTTGTCCCCAACCTCAAATGCTGGATTACTTACGACTACACTATCTAACGGAGTATAGTCAAATGTAGCTACCTCTTCTAAAATTGCTTTACACATCCTTACTCGTTTTTCAGGAAGTCCTAACTGCATAAGAGGATTAACACCAATATTCATAGTTAAAGCATTATCATTTTCTTTTGAATAATACTCTGATATTTTTGTTTTAAGATTTGTACTTTGTACTGCAGTATACCTAGTTGTAAAATCTGAAATACTTAATTCATACCTATCTATTTCTTTTATTTCATAATTTGAGTTCGTATTAAATCTTTTTAATATTAACTTACCAAAACGATCTATAGTCGCAAAACTTGCAGTAGTTGCACTTATATAATGAATTAGATCACGATATGTTTCTATATCATGCTCAGCATAAATCCCAACTCTTTCTACACCATTTGGTAATTTTTCAATTTCTTCTTTACTTATTCCAAGTTCTACACTACACTTCTTACAACAAAATTCTAGAAGTTCATAAATAGTCCCAGATGTTTCTTTAAAACTCAGAGTTTTATTAAACTTAACCATAAAATCATAACCTTTAATTTCAACAAATTTCTTCGTTCTATTAGCTTCAGTTGTTTCAAATATTCCAAGTGGTATTTTTTCAGTTTTATTATTTTCCAAAACTAAGTTGAAATATAGTTTTATAATGCTTCCGTCTAATGTTATTTCTTTTAATTCATCAAGTTTTAAAGTAATCCCCATCTCCGCAGCATAAACAGAACCTAGTTCTATTTCATTACTTCCTGAGCACGAATTACTTATATAACCACTGTCTTTTAGAATATGTTTATCATCAAATTTTATTATTTTTCCAGTTTTTAATATTATCTCTCCTGTCCAAAAATACTTTCTACTTTTCTTTTTTATCATTTTATTGAAGTTAACACTTGTCTGATACATCTAGTATTCCTCCAATTTAAAACTAACGCTCCAAATTCCAAGACTACCATTTTTATTTAAAAGACTAACCTTAAAATTTGTACAGTAAGTACTTATTTCTTTTTCTTCTAATGAATAAGGATCAAAATATTTCACTGGGATTGTATTTTGCTTTAACATTTTTGATAACTTTAAAAGATACTGATTTGTTAGTGTTAATTTCAAAGATATAGATATAACACTTTCCCTTACAATATCCCTATGTGTTATCCCTGCTTCGGTTACTCCGCTACTGCTACCTTCAATATCTCTAAACTCAAAGTCTATCTCATCAGGAGTTGGTATTGTTTCATTATTAATTTTTATATATGATTTTTTCATATTACCTTCCTCCTGATTTTATAATTTGTCTGTTTTGTGCGTTTATTATTATTTCATCAAGCAAGGTTCCACCTAAGTAAACTGGGATAACTATATCGCCAGTTGTCTCATGTGGTATATTTATAGCTTGAATTAATTTGTTTAAATCATCACTACTTATACCTGATGTTGCATTCACTCTTGGAAGTGTAAATCCTTTTAAATCTGGATTTATCACCAAATCATTTGATAATTTAGCTACAGAATTTTTCAAAAGATTTCTACTACTATCTAAACCTTTAGACAATCCTTTTATAAAGTCTGGCATCCAATCCTCATAGTCTGTAAGCGGTCCTACCTCTGGAACACTAAAGTGTAAATAACTCCAAATTGTCTCAGCTACACCTTTTACCGCATCAATAACTGCACCTATCTTATCCCTAATTCCATTAACTATTCCTGAAATTAAATCACTCCCCCAAGAATAAGCCGAGTTTACTAGTCCCCAAATATAATCTACTGCACTTTGAAATCCATTTTGAATTGTTGAACTAATATTTCCTATAATATTTCCCACAGCGGATAACATATTATTAAATACACTTTGGACATAGTTATAAGCTGAGTTTACAAGATTAGAGATTGTTGAATAAATATTATTCCAGATATTTGAAACTGTATTAAAAATACCATCTAAAATATTACTTATAACATTTTTTATATTATTCCAAGAGGTGCTTATAAAATCACTAATTACTTGTACTATCGTATTTATAGAGTTACTAATATTTTGCCATATCGTAGATAAGAAATCCTTTATACTATTCCAAATTGTACTTGTAGTTTGAAATACAAAATCCCAGTAACTTGTAATGATATTTTTTATTACATCAAGAACTGTTTGGAAAATTGTTTTTATTGTTTCCCAAGTTGTTGATAAGAAATTTTTTATACTCTCCCACACGGTTGTAAAGATAGTTTGAATAGCCGTAAAGGTAGTTGTAAAATATGTTTTGATATTTTCCCAAACTGTAGTCACTACTAAGGTTATACTTTGCCAAAGTTCTGTAAAATAAGTTTTAACACCCTCCCAAGCAGTTGTAAATATAAGACTAATCGCTGTGAGTGTTGTTGAAAAATAGTTTTTTATAACTTCCCATACAACGGTTATAGTAGTACTAATAGCTGTCCATGTTTCTGAAAAGTAAGTTTTTATACCTTCCCAAAGATTTATAAAAAAGTCTTTTATTTCACTCCAATGATCTTTTAAATAACTACCTATAGATATCAATGTTACAACCGCAGCTATTATAGCGAGTATAGGTACTACCGCACCAGATAAACCTGCCATAACACCACTCATCGCACTAAAAGCACCAGAAATTGCTGCAACACCCGTTATTATATTTCCTATTGAACCAATGACTGTACCAATTATTACTAAAAGTGGACCTATCGCAGCTACTATAAGTCCAATTATTACTACTATCTGTTTAGCTGTTGGACTTAGACTATTCAACCAAGTTGCTATTCCTCCAAGAACTTTAGCTACCCCTTGTAAAATTGGTCCTAAAACATCAGAAATTGCTTCTCCTAAACTACCTAATGCTAACTTAGCATTATTACTAGCTACTTTAAATTTATCTATACCGTCCTCTGTTCCTTCAAATGTTTTGTCTACAACATCCCCGTACTCAGACATACTTTTTGATAAATCATCTATAGAAAATCTACCTTCTCTTATAGCCCTAGTCATCTCTGCAGCACCTTTAGTTCCGAAAATCTTAGTCGCAATAGTTAGTGCTTCAGTTTCACTTCCTGCATTTTTTATCGATTCAATTGTTTTCTTAAGAGCTTCATCCATAGAAAGTCCATCTTTAGTATAGGCTGCGACTGCTTTTCTAAACCCTCTTAATGCTTGATCTGCATTTACACCATTTGCTTCAAATTGTGCAAGTAAGTTAATACTCTGACCTAGATTTAACCCCATTTCTTTTAGAATTGCTCCGTGTTGCTGAACTCCGTTCATAAGAGTATCAACACTTATTCCTGTATCTTGTGCTTTTTGTGTTATTAATCCTAACACGTTGGCTGTTTCTTTAGCGTCAATACCCCACTGAACCATTATTTTGTTTGTCATTCCTATAGCGGTATTTAGGTCTGTTTCATTTATCTCTGCGAACTTAAGAAATAAAGTAGATAGTTCTTGAAGCTCATCACCAGTAACTTTAAACCTAGTGTTAACCTCCCCTACCGCAACACCTACATCACTCATACTAACAGGTAAACTTTTAAAAATATTATCCGCAACATTTTTTAACCCCTCGAAACTTTCTCCAGTTGCTCCAGTCTTTTTGATGATAGTGTCATATCCTTCATCAATTTCACGAAAGGCTAATGTTGCTGCAGCTCCAACTGCTACAATTGGTGCTGTCACATTTTTTGATAGAGTTGTACCTACTGAAGATATCTTCTCTCCAGTCTCTTTAAACTTACCCCCAACTTCTTTAAGTGTAGCTTGCATTGAACTATCAGTGTGTTTTAGTTTTTCAGTGAATTTATCTAGTTCTTGTTCAGTCGCTATAATTTCTCTTTTTAATGCATCAAATTGCTTTTCTGAAATATCTCCATTTGCGAGTGCAGTTTTAGCTTGTTCCTCAGCTATCCTTAATGTTTCTAGTTTTTTCTTAGTTTCCTCTATGGCTGTATTTAAGAGTTCTTGTTTTTGAGTAAGTAATTCAGTATTATGTGGATCGAGTTTCAATAGTCTTTCAACATCTTTAAGTTCTCTTTGGGTTTGCTTAATCTTACCTTCAACTTCACTTAATGCTTGTTTTAATTTAAGAGTATCTCCTCCGATTTCTACAGTAATACCTGCTATTCTACTTGCCATACAATCACCTCCTAAAAATTATCCATATCCTCTTGTGTCGCTATTAATTTATAATCATAACTATCATTATTTTTTTCAATGTACATATCATTTACTAACCCTATTGTTAACTCTGATAAATCATTCATTGAAAGTCCTAATTCAACTGCACGCAGTAAAAAAAGAGCGGTATTTAACGTCCGCTCAGTTTCTTTTGCTTTTTTTTAGATGTACTCATAGTTTTAACATTTATACCCCATAATCTTATTAAGTCTGGTAGAAGTTTATATACAGATAAAGTATCAAACTGTTCTAACCATTCACCTACATCATTTGAGATTTTATCATCTGCATGGTAAGCCATAATATATGCAATATTTTCAAATATTTCTAAACTCTCAATATCGATATTTCCTTTATTCTTATTAATCTTATCTAATATAAGTAAGTCTTTATAAATATCACGACTAAACTTCATTCTGTATAGTCTAGGTATTGCTGCTGATGCTTTAAATCTTACAACTTTTCCATCTACATTTATATCCTTAATAATTCCCATTACATTTCTCCTTCATGTGTTGGCATATACACTGTTTGATACCAATTCTTATATGTATCTTCAGTTGTCTCTTTACCAGTTTTACTTTTTACAAGTCCTTCTTTGATAGGTCTTGCTTTTATTGAAAGTGTTTCTGTTTGTACTTCTCTTGATTCTTCATTTGTTTGACCTTCAATTTTTGGGCGACCTGCTGAACAATTATAAAGTACATGCCGTATTTTTTTCTGATCTCCATCAAATTCAAAAAGTAATGCAAAGTTCTTTGTCTCTGATCCTGAATCTTCAACTAGAACTTTATTCTTATCTTCTCTTTCTTGAAGAATATCCTTTCTGAAACTTTCTGGAATCATCGCAATCTCTAAATCTCCATCATATCCCATATTGTTATTAATTGTGTAATATGATCCTCCATCTGCATAGAAACTTTCTGGTTCTCCATTAGGTTCTAAACTAATTTTTACAGCACCTGGAATTGGTACTGGCTTTTCATAAGTTGTCGTATCACCTTCAGTTAATTTTGCATAATGAACATGAGACAAATTAAATTTCACTTTATTTTCCATACTTAAACCTCCATTTTATAAATTGTTTCATACATTTCTTCACTCGGTATCCATACCTCGTCTTTTGTATAGATTAAAGAATAAGTTTGTAAAAGATCTTCTATCTTTTTTTCTAATTTAAAATCTTTTTTCTCTGTATACATTTCTATAATTAAATTTTTCACACTATAATATAATTTACCATCTGCTTTAAAAGTATTTTCACCGTCATAATAATATATAAGAAATGGCAATCTTGGAGCACTTCCTTCTTTAAAATGACTATAAACAAATGGAATTTCTAGCTTATATAACATTTCACATACTTCATTTTTATTCACGATAAATCCCTCTTTATTCTTTCTAATACTTTTTCGCTAATATCTCTTGTTGCTGGCTCTATATGTGGAATTGCTTTAGTACGCCCTCCATTTTTCTTCGCATGGCCAAATTCAAGTAAATGTGCTAATTGATATCTATTTTTTGAATGAACTACTGTTTGTATAGAGTGTGCTGTTTCTCTTTCTTTTGTCACTTTCCAACTTTTTTCATAATCTCCACTTTTTTTAGGTGATCCTTCTTTTATTTTATCTCTAACTTCATTACTCACTTCAACTACTGCACCTTTTAAACTTTCCTCAGTTAGCTTAGAATATTCCTTTAAACCTTTTGTTATCTCAGCAGCTAGTGAATCAATAGTTGTCCTCTTAGTCATAGCTATTAACTCCCTTAACCCTTAAGAACTTTTTATCTTTACTAAAGACATCTACTTCTAATATGTCAAAAAATTTATTGTTATACTTTATTCTATATTCTAACGTATTGAGTTCTTTTAATTCTGGCATTTTTCTAACCACAAAAGAAATCACTTCTGAACTTCTATTAACACCGTGTCTTTCTACCTCACTTGAAGTTACCAATTTTAAATTAGACCAACAAGTAAAAAAATCACTCCATGTTTCTAATTGTTGATGCAATTCATCAAATTCTAAAACTACCTTTTGAAAAGTAATTCTAGTATCTAGTTCTACAATATCCATCTTAAAACTCCTCTTTCCTATGATTAAATAGTAACGCTCTAAGAATTAGTGTTAATTCCCTAAAATCAGCATTTTCTCTATGTTCATAAAGATAAGCAACAGTATATAATACTGGTATTTTAAATTCATCAAAATCATGCTCATCACCTAACTCTGAAAAACTACTCACCCTTAGTATTCCTAAGCATAATTTTTTAGCTGTAAACAGAAGTGATAAGATTAACTCATCATCTTCTGTTGTATCAACTCTCAAATAGTTTTTAACTTGTTCAAGTTTTAGTTCCATAATGTATATTATCCTTTGATTGGTAATATCTGAACTGCTTCTGGTAATACTAGCTTACCATCAACTCTTTCTTTAGCTACAAATCCAATCATACCATTACCAGCGAATAATTCTTGGAGTTCCTTAAATGAACGAGCACCTCTATCACCTATGTTATAATATCTAAAATCACCAAAAGCAATTTTATTCTCAGGTGCAAAAGCTGAAGTATACACTGGGTATCCTGCTAATTTATCAGGCTCTCCTAATTGATATGACGGTTGCCAAATATATGCTCCATTGTTATCTTTTAGTTTTCTGATATTAGCTATAATTTTATCGTTTAAAATAAATGCTGCATTTTTTCTATATGGTCGTTTTAAAGCATGAATTAAATTGATAATATCATCAGATTTTAGTGCATCCACCTCAGTTAAGTGTGTTCCTCCATTAGTTTGTGCAAATATTCCTGTTGGTTTTCCACTACCATCACCATTTAGGAAAGCATCTTCTTCTGCATTTGCTAGTGCTTTACCGAATTCTTCTAAGATATAGCTTTCTAAGTCAAACACACTATCATATAATAATTCTTCAGTAACTTTAATAGCCACATGAAGTTTGTGAGCATCTAATAAAACTTGTTTAAATGTTGCTTCTCCAAATTTCAATTCTCCACCTTCTTCAACCCATGCAGCTGCAGGACTTGATGCCGCTATATTGATTTTATGCTTACCATTTGTTTTTAAAGTATGAGATAGTTTTCTAATAATATTTTCTTCTTTTAACGTAGCAACTAATCTACTATCATACTCGTCTGGAACTAAATATCCTCCATCAGTATCTACCTTTTCTTGTAGAATATTTTCAATTTGTCTAAAATTAGATCGTAATGCTTTTATCATTGCTTTTTTGTGTTGAAGATTTTTTTGGATTTTATCTTCTTTATCAGACACCATTGGTTTTGAGATTAACGGATCATTTACTGGTTTTGATAATTCTCTTTCCATATTTTCCATCTCTTGTAGTCTCTCTATTTCAAAAGTAAAGTTTTTAACTTTTTCTTCCATCTTGTTATAAGTTTCAACATCTTCTTTTGATAATAGTCCATCACTATCTTTTTTACTCTCAACAAAGGCTTTTGCACCTTCCCATGCTTTAGCACGTTTTTCAATTAATTCTTGTATTTTTTTATTCATAATTCTTACCTCCAGTTTTTTATTAAATCTAATCTATTTATTAAAGAATCAGCTTTTATTTTTTCTTCGTTTACGTTTTTAAAAGTTTCTTTAATTTTATTCATCATTGAATTTTGAACTGTCGCCTCTTGATAAAGCATACTAACATTTGGAATCTCAATATCCTGAATCTCATCTCGTTTTAAGATAGAATCAGCAAAACCAAGTTCAACTGCTTTTCTTGCATCCATCCATGTTTCATTATCCATAAGTTTTGATATTTTATTTCGTGATAATCCTGTTTTTATTTCATAAGCATTAATTATTGATTCTTTCACCTCACTTAACATATCTATAGCTCTTTGCATTTCACTTGTACTACCATATGCAATTGTCATAGGATTATGAATCATAAGCATTGAAACAGGACTCATAATAACTTCTGTTCCTGCCATAGCAACCACACTTGCAGCACTTGCTGCTATCCCATCAATTTTCACCTTAACATTTCCTTTGTGTTCCATTAAGAGGTTATAAATTTGTGCGGCTGCAATACAGTCTCCACCGGGTGAATTTATCCATACAGTAATATCTCCACTATGTTTAATTAGTTCTTCTTTAAAAATCTGTGGAGTAACCTCATCATCAAACCACGATTCTTCAGCTATTGTTCCATTTAAAAATAATATGTTCTCTGGTGGTTTATCATTATTATTTTGTACTGTCTTCCAATTCCAAAATTTCTTCATCTATTTTTTCCTCCTTATAATCTGTTAATCTCTCTGCATAAGCACCAGCTTTTTTAAGTGGTAACATGTTACCATTGACTAGATATAAGTTTCCTCCTTCCTCATCTGATATCAAATCTAAATTTTCTAAACTCCTTATATCATTAGCACTCATCCACCCATTCTGACGCGCTGTTGCATATCCATTCATCCTACTTTGATAATCTCCTCTAAGCAGTCCATCAACATTAAATTTTATATAATATTTTTTCTTTTCATCACTTGTAAGTAGTCTCCTAGTCATAGCTTGTTCAAAACGTTTGACCCAAGGATCTAGCGTATATTTAACAAACTCAAGAGATTGTTGTTCAATATTAGAAAAACTAGACTTTTCAAGATCACCTACCATATGTGGTGGAACTCTGAAAATTCTAGCTATCTCATTTATTTGAAATTTTCTTGTTTCTAAAAACTGTGCTTCATTTGGTGCTATTGAAATAGGAGTATATTTCATACCTTCTTCAAGTATCGCAACTTTATGGTTATTCTTACCTGAAAATCCTCTAGACCAACTTTCTCTCATTGCCTCTGGATTTTTTACTACACCGGGATGTTCAAGTATACCACTTGGTGTCGCTCCATTTGCGAAAAACGCTGCCCCGTATTCTTCAGTTGCAATAGCCATTCCAATCGCATTTTTTGCCATGGCAATTGGACTATAACCAACTAAACCATCAAACCCTAATCCTGGTATATGTAATATGTCACTTGGTGACAGCTTAACAGCACCTTTAGTTTTAGAGTTCGCATCCCCTTCGCTTATATAATATTCATAATACAAATTACCAGCTTCATCTCTATCAACTTTCATTCTATCTGGCATCAATGGATAAAGTCCTAATACTTCTCCTTTACCATTTCTTATAATTTGTGCATAAGCATTACCCCATAAAAGCAAATGAGTCATTAGTGTTTCTCTGAAAATAAAACTTGTCATTTCGTTGTTGGGTTCATCGTGAAGTAACGTATATAACATGTGATCTGTTGCTTTTTTTGTACTAGTATCAGTTACCTCATACAAATGTAAAGGTAGACTAGCTAATGTTTCTGAAAGTATCCTTACACAACTATATACCGCAGTCATCTGCATGGCACTTCTTTCTGTTACTCTATTCCCACTAGAACTTCCACCCATAAAAAAGCTATATGAACTTCCGTTTAATCTATTTTTAGGATTGTCTCTAGATTTAAATAATTTCATAAAATAATTCATACATACCTCCTAAATAAATAACAAGCCTCTGTCATCATAAACACTTTCTGTATTTTGATTTCCACATCTTATCGCACGATCTAGTGCCATAATTGTTGCAATAGCTCCATCAATTTTCTCTGTTGATTTTTCTTTATCTGCCTTAATATTTCCTGCTGGATCACGTCTTATAAAAATATTATCCATATTCCATCTGAGTACTGGATTACCTCCGTGGGCTAGTTTTTGTTCAAGAACTAGTTTCATAAGTTCTTTGGTCGGAGGACTCATATCTTTAAAACCTTGTCCGAATGGTACTACGGTAAAACCCATACCTTCTAGATTTTGAACCATTTGAACAGCACCCCATCTGTCAAATGCAATTTCTCGGATATTATACTTTTCTCCAAGTTTTTCAATAAATTGCTCGATATATCCATAATGAACTACGTTACCCTCTGTAGTTTGTATATAACCTTGCTTATTCCAAAGATCATAAGGTACATGGTCACGTCTTACTCTAAGTTCTAACGTATCTTCTGGTATCCAAAAATATGGTAGAACTATAAACTTGTCTTCTTCATCCAAAGGTGGAAATACCAAAGTAAAAGCAGTTATATCTGTTGTAGATGATAGATCCAAACCTCCGTAACATATCCTACCTAATAACTCTTCTTCATCAATATTAAAATTACATCTATCCCATCTATCCATAGGCATCCAGCGTACTGATTGTTTCACCCACTGATTAAGTCTTAATTGTCTAAATGCATTTTCTTCTCCTGGATTTTGTTTTGCAGACTCACAAGCAGCTTTAACTTTATCTAGTCCAACAGTTACTCCTAGTGAGGGATTAGCTTTTTTCCACACTTTAGGATCAGTCCAATCATCATTTTCATCTGCACCATAAATTACTGGATAAAATGTTGGGTCTATTTTTCTACCTTCAAGTATATCTTTTGCTTTTTGATGAGTTTCATAACAAATACTATTTGTATCTGTACCAGCAGTTGTAATTAAAAAATAAAGTGGCTGCGTTCTAGCATCTCCACTACCTTTTGTCATAACATCGAATAACTTTCTATTTGGCTGAGTGTGCAACTCATCAAAAACAACTCCATGTATATTGAATCCATGTTTTGAATATGCTTCTGCAGATAGCACTTGATAAAAACTATTAGTAGGTAAATACACTATCCTTTTTTGCGAAGCTAAAATCTTCACCCTACGATTTAAAGCTGGACACATTCTAACCATATCAGCTGCAACATCAAATACAATAGTAGCCTGTTGTCTGTCCGCTGCACATCCATAAACTTCAGCACGTTCTTCTCCGTCCCCACAACAAAGAAGAAGTGCAATCGCAGCTGCAAGTTCGCTCTTACCCATCTTTTTAGGGATTTCGATATAAGCTGTATTAAATTGTCTATATCCATTTGGTTTTATAATTCCAAATAAATCTCTTATTATTTCTTCTTGCCACGGTAATAACTCAAATTTCTTTCCTGCCCATGTTCCTTTAGTATGACTTAAACATTGAATAAAATTTACCGCATAATCTGCACGTTCCTCACTATATACTGATGTTTTAGCTTTGAATCTAGTAGGTTTATATTTCTTCTTTCTTCCCATAATCTCCTCCTCATCTGAGCATAAAAAATAGACCTTTCGGTCTACTTTCTTTTTATTCTTTTAGCAGTTTTTCATCGCCCATTCAATCGCGTGTCCTGTATCTTCAAAAGTTGATTTTGAAATTTTGTTTAATTCTAATTTTTTAAAAGTATGGTTTCTTTTTACTTCTCCTTCTTGATATTTGATTTTGTAAATAGCTCCTACACACTCATTTTTCCAATTTGTAATTCCTATTAGAACGTTGTCTCCAAATTTTAAAAATACACTTTTGCTTGATAAGAATCCTTTTTCCTCTAATTCCTCCATTGTTGTTTCTTTAAAAAATTTAATTCCGTTTTGTTCTTTGATGTTGTTCATTGTCTTTATCTCCTTTGTTTTCGTTACTATATATATCACTCTAAAAGGCTATAAAGTCAAGCTTTTATCAACATATTAATCTTTTACTTTTAACTTTTTTTTAGCAAACTTCTAGCTCTTTAGCTAATTCTTTTATTGGAATCACTCTTGATTCTACCAAATTAATTATTTCTAATTCATCATCCGTTGGATTATTTTCAGAAAATATTAGTATTTCATTAACCCAATATCTTGCACTTGCTAATCCGTCTTTAGTTATTGAAAATAGATTAATTGCTGATGTTCTTCTTCCCTGTTTAAAATTATATCTTGATTGTTCAATATATTTATTTAATCTATTTACTTCCTGTAGTGCTTGTTCTCTTGCTTCTTGTCTTATTATTTTATTTTCAGTCATCTTAATGACCTCCTTTTTTTGTTACTACATATATCACTCTAAAAGGATATAAAGTCAAGACATTTATTAATTCTATTGTCTTACTATTTTAAATTTGTCCTCTTCGGGAATTAAAGATAAAGTTGAACCATTATCCCATTTTACAAGAATCATACCAATATCATCAACCCCTAATACTGTTCCAAAAGTCCCACTTGGAGGTGCTTGAATATCATCCATTGAAATTAGTTTAAGCCTTGTGTTTTTTGGGAATTTCTCCTTTAATCTTATAATTTTTCTTTTTAAATCATCCATAATTATTTACCTGATAAGTCTTTTGCTAATTTATATAAAACTATTTTCATTGACTCTACCACACAAATCGCTTCAAATTCTTCTTGATTTGGATCATCATTAGAAAGCTTCCATAGTAGTTCACGATAGTAATTTGCAGATTCTAGAGCATCTTCTGCAATATCATAACGTTCAATAGCAAGTCCTATCTTCCCTTCTCCTAAAAATTTTCTAGCTCCACTTATATATTTTTTTGTTCTGTCTACTTGATGTAAGGCTTCTTCTTTTGCTTCTAATCTTTCTGTTATATTTAACATTTTAAATCCTCCTTAGAATTCCTTACACTATATATCACTCTAAATGCTTTAAATAGCAAGTCTTATTTTAAAATAATTCATCAATTATTTTATATTCTTCTTCGAGTCTTATTATTTCCTGTTTCAAACAATCTCGTTTAAAAGCATTTCTACAAGATTTAAATTGTCTTCTTAGAACTTCTAATTGAGTTTTTCTACTTGATAGAATTCCTATTCCATTACCATGTTTTGCTTCTTTATAATCTTTTTCAAATCTTGTTTTCATATACTTAATCTCCTTTGTTTTGATACTATATATCACTCTAAACATCATATTTATCAAGTATTATTCGCTATTTTCTAAGTATTTCTTCACTCCACTAAAAATATATAATACGCATGGTAAAGCTACTCCGTTCCCCCACATCTTATATTGTGCTGCATCCGAATAAGGATTTTTTAACCATGTTCTTATATTATTATCAGTTTTTTGTTTTTTTCCATTTTTTATCTTTCTATTTGTTTCGAATACTTCTCTCCAAAAATTTAGATCTTCATCTGTAGGATTGAGTAGCTCTAACCTTTCACACCAATAATCTGGGAAACCTTGTAATCTACTACATTCAAGAGGAGTAATTCTTCGAACAGAATATTTATCATTTATAATAGGAGGATCTTTATAATCAGTTGCGACTAATGTTGATACCTTGTCCTTTATAGCTTTTGTATGATGATAATTTTTGCTAGTCGAATATATAGAAACTATCGCTACCCCACCTTGATTTGCATTTGGATTATTTCCTCCTGTGTCCAAAGTTCTTGATGTAGCAGTTTCATAAACTTTGTATCTACTATTCTTAGTATTTAAACTTGTAAATCTCACATCATAATTTGCGATATTTTCAACTACAAAAGGTTGATTATTTCCTCCTGTTCCTAAACTACTTGATAAAGTTGGTGTAATATCTAGTGGGCCTTTAAATCTACTATCTTGTCCATGATTTTCAAAAACAAGTGGTGGATGGTTACTTTGGGCTCTTAGAGTTCCTGTTTTATTTAATGTTACATCTAACCTTTCTCCTCCTTGATCCATTAAACAGTACTTTGATATTTCAGTGCATTTTCCAATAACTCCGGCAATTTCTTGTTTCTTATCTGAGCACGATTCAAAATACCTTGGCAGGCTTTCTTCGTTAAATAATATTTCTCTTGCACCTTCTCCTGTAAAATCTGCGACAAGAAAGATTCTCTTACGTCTTTGGGGGACTCCGAAATATTGTGCGTCCAAGACTCTCCATGCAATACTAAATGTTCCTCCCATAATGCATCCTGCATTTTTCCATTTTGAAGGTTTAGGAATTGATATGTTTTCACATTTGATTTTTGAGATTTGTTCAAGTACTTGTCTAAAGTCTTCTCCTTTTGAACTTGAGAAAGCTCCACAGACATTTTCCCATATGATAATTCTTGGATATTTTTCATTTGTATTCTCCCTCATTTCTTTAATAACTCTTATTGCTTCATAAAATAAATTTGATTTACTTCCACTTAGTCCATCTCTTTGTCCTGCGATTGATAAATCTTGGCATGGACTACCGAACGTTATAACATCAACTGGATCTATATTTCCACCTTTAATATTATTAATATCTCCTAAATGAACTAAGTTAGGAAAATTCTTCTTTGTAACAAGAATTGGAAATGGTTCTACTTCACTCGCCCAAACTGCTTTCATCCCTAGAATCGTAGCACCTAATTCAAAACCTCCTGATCCTGAAAATAGACTACCGACTGTTAATTGACTCATCTATTTTCACCTCAGCATATGGAATCTTTTCTCCGTTTCTTTCTACATATATATCATCAGAAGTTCCAGTTAATTCAATATATCTTTTCACAGCAACATCAACAAATTTAGCTTCTAATTCTATTCCATAGCATATTCTTCCACTCTGTTCGCAAGCTATTAAAGTAGATGCCGATCCTAAAAATGCATCTAGTACTAATCCATTAGTTTGTGTACACTGCTTTATTAAATATACAATCAACGGAACAGGTTTACTTGATGGATGTCCATGCCCATCTTCTTTTGAATTAGTAATACTATCAAATTCAAACACTGCTTTTTGTTTTTGATCTCCGTACCAGATATGTTTTCCATCTTTTCTCCAACCCCAAATAATAGGTTCCATGTTGAATTTCCAATCTGTTCTCATAAGCGGTGCTCTTGGTTTTTTCCATATTAAACCAGCACCAACTCTAAATCCAGCGTCTTCATATGCATCATAAAATATACGTGCTTTCATGGTCGCATAAAAGACATAAATGGATGCATCTTTAGCCATTGAGTTTTTACAATTACTAAAAGCTAATAGTAAAAATTTATACCCCTCTTTATCATTTAAATCATCGTTTTTAATTTTTCCAGAAGTACTCTCAAGATTTACTAAATAAGGTGGGTCAGTACATACTAAATTTACTTTAGTTTCTCCTAATAGTTTTAAATACGTTTCTTCTTTAGTAGAATCTCCACATATTACTTTGTGTCTACCTACATGCCATATATCTCCCTCTTTTGTTATGCATGGCTTTTTCAACTCTGCTTCTATATCAAAATCATCGTCTTCTCCTTCAAGACCTTCATCAAATATTTTTGATAATTCTTTTTCATCGAATCCAAGTACATCAAGGTCGAAATCAGCACCCTGTAAATCTGATAATTCGATAGCTAGAAGTTCTTCATTCCATCCTCCTCCAAGTGCGAGTTGGTTATCTGCAATAACGTATGCTTTTCTTTGTGCGGGTGTTAGATAGTTTTCCTTGATACAAGGTACTTTATCCATTCCCAGTTTCTTTGCAGCCATTAATCTACAATGCCCTGCAGTTATTACATTTTCTTCTGAAATTAATATAGGATTTAAGAATCCGAATTCCTTTATTGAAGCCATCACTTTTGATATCTGCTCATCTGAGTGTGTCCTTGCATTATTAATATACGGTATTAATTCATCAACATTTCTTAATTCATATTCTAATAGTTTATTCTTCATCTCTATACCTCATTAAAAAAGACCCCATTCAGCGAATTTTTCAAATCCACCTACGGAGTCTATGTATTCTTTTGAAATTCTAACAATTTCTTCATAAGGCATATCGCCTATATTTTCATCTCCAATTGCACAGCTAAATTCTACAGGACTTTGAAGTTGTTGTGCTCTTAAGAACGCATATATATTTACCGATACATCAGCTTTACTTAAATCTTTACCATGAAGACCTCCACCTGTCACAGAATCAGCCATATCACTACCAAGTTTTCTATTAGTAGCTCCTGTATCAACATCCGTTCCTCCAGTCCAGTTTCCTAAAGGATTGATTTTAGCATTTGAATACAATTTTTTAAGTACTTTCGTTTTTACATTACTTTGACAAATTATCAACTTATCTCCATCAAGTATGTATTTTCCATCATAAGGATACTGTGAATAAATATTTCTAGCTATTCTTGAGAGTTCTTTTTGTTCTTTTGTAATAGGCATACCTTTGAATATACCATTATCTCCACATCGTATTTTGTCATTTTGATTTTTATTTAATTTTTTATCTTGTGATACAATATTTACATCAGGATGAACTACTCCCGCTATTCTTCTAATTATTCTATGAATACTTTTTTTCTCAAAATCAACTGATGTTTCTATTATGACATGACATTTTCCATGACCTATAAGTACTTCTACAGCTACCTTAGGTTCTTTTTCCAGTTTGTATGCCAAATCTACAATTGCTCCAGCGATTCTATCCGCAATTTTATCTGGATGTTTTGGGTTTACTTTTTCTATCATTTTTAATCTCCATTCTTATAAATTTTTTCTTGAATTTAGTAGTTTTTCCATCAAATCATTTTGAGGTACTACTCCATCAAATTCAGTTTTACAATTCTCTTTTACGATTTGATATATTTCATTCCATAGTCTTACAGCTTGATTCATATAATTTATTCCTATGTTTATAAATGGTGATGGAATTGGTTTTCCTGTAGTTGGGTGTTTAGATAAAAAACCTAACTTACTAGTCATATCTTCACATTGTAACCATCTTGCACTACTCATTGCATATCTTTCAATGAGAGGCCTTGGAACATGATTTCCCATACTGAGGCTATCCAACCATTTCCACGTTTCTTCATAGATTTCTTTAGCTTGTAATACACTACCATCTTTTTGTGTTGATGATAATACTTCATGTGGTTCAGGCATTTTTACACCTACAAGATCAGGAATATCTAATACTTCTAGTGTTCTTCCTCCAGGATTTCCATTAAGTGCTTTTTCTATAACTGATTTTTTCTTTCGACCTGCACCTATCCTTTTACCACCACGTCCGCCAATATTATTCGATTTAGTCGGCATTTAAAGTGTCTCCTTCCCTCATTTTATTTTTTACTAAACTCGCTTATCTCAAGCTTTTCCCTATTACCCTTTTGAATTCGCACTTTTTGTGCATCTTTGCCCACACCCGTTATATTTTCATTTTCTTTTCAGAGATTTTCAATCCCCCTTCCAGAAAATTTTTCACAAAATTATTTTTGTCTAACTTTTTTTCTCCATCTACTTCCATCGCTCGCATGAATTTTAGCGTGACAACTTTTACAAAGAGATATTAAATTACTCTTACTATGTGTTCCACCTTTAGATAAAGATAGCTTATGATGAACCTCTTGTACTTCTCTCATCAATCCATCTGAAAAACATAGTTCACAATAAGGATGTTCTCTAACATAACTAGCTCGAACTCTTCTCCACGTTGATCCGTATCTTTTCCTTGTTTCAGGATTTCTATCTTGCATCTCATATCTTTTATTTTCTAGTCTTTCATGTTCATCACAAAACTGTTTATCTGTTAACCTTGGACAGTTTGGATATGAGCATGGTCTCTTAGGTTTTCTCGGCATTACTTTCTCCTCTCTTTAGCATAATAAAAACCCTGTAGAAAGAATAAATTTCTCTTTTTATCATTATTGATAAATATTTAGTCATTACAATAAATTTCTGTTTTTATCATTATTGATAAATTTTTATGCATTATAATAAATTTCTATTTTTATCATTATTGATAAATTTTTATCCATTACAATAAATTCTTCTTTTTATCATCATTGATAAATATTTAGTCATTACGATAAATTTCTCTTTTTATCATTATTGATAAATATTTAGTCATTACAATAAATTTCTGTTTTTATCATTATTGATAAATTTT